TCAGCGCGCTTTTTCAGGGGCTGAAGTGGCCGAAATTGTCATGTATTTTTTCAGCCCAACGTCTCGTCTAATTCCCTTTGGATCGGAACCAAAAGGAAGCCTTAAGCGAGGTGAATCGGCGATCTTCATTGTCCAGAGAGAATTACCAATGAATCTGAATGTGATGCTATCTGTTGTCACAGATAAGTCCTCAAAACTTCCCGTCGAGTACTCATTACCCAGACGGATAATCTCTTTCACACCCTCTTGAAGATCGGTGAGGACAATGGTCAGTGCTTCTTCGAAAATAACGTCATCTGTCAGAAAAAGTATGTAACGCTCGTTGTTAACTTGAACCGCTGCTTCCAGCACTAGCCCTGGCACAATAATGCCTGTGTTAGTGCCATTGAGTACCACATCAGACTGAGCTTGGGATAAATCGGTCGCTTCGCGAACCTTTACCAGAGATATAGAATTAACCTGTCGCATAATCTATTCCACAAACAGCAATTCACTATTTATACATTTAGGGGAATACCACAGCTTTCTTTTTCAGCGAGACAGGAAAAATTCTTTTTTTTCGTTTAACTGTACATACTGTTCATTATGCATTTTATTTCTTATTAATCAATTAGATGTAAGGTGATGAGTAAGTGAAGAGTGAACAGTCGACTCTTCACTTAAATTATCAATCGTTCTTAGCGTTGTCAGGGATGGTTTCTAGCCTTTGAAACCTTCCTTGCTGAGAGTTACCTCTGCGAGAGATTTGTCGACAGTAATGTAAAAGGCAGGAGTAACTTTTTCCGGCTGTTCCCATCGTTGCTCTGTTCCTTCCACAGAAACCCGATGGTAACCAAGCTGGCTAAGGTATTGCTCAAGCGGGCGGGTATCCGTCACACCGGCATAGACCACTGCGCTGATGCCCGGTTTCCCGCCATCCTGCGCTCGGAACAAGAAATGGTAATCTTTTGATATTCCCGGAGCGTCCTTTACCTCCTGGTCTGTATAAAAATGATATAACCAGAAACTGTCTTCGGTGAAGCCTTCCTGAGACTCTGCTTTTTTCTGCATACTGCAATCAAACAGTAAAAATGCAATGACTAAAATGACTGCCGCCGCGATCAATCTCTTTAAATATTTCAATCTATTCTCACTCCATTAATAATATTGACTACACTGGCTTTGTCGAAAATACGTACATTATCTGAACTGAAATTACTGAACGGTTGAATCCGCGTCATAAAATCCGGGAGGTTGCTTTTATAAGGGGTATGGGAAACGGTTTTATTTTGCGGATCGGGGAAAAGTAACGGGCGAAATCCTTTGTTTTTGTAATTTCCGATGGGGCCATAGTAGTCCCAACGCCTTAGGGCTGCTTCTTTGCTTACCGGCTTTAGCTCAGGCCAATAGTTACGTGGAATAATGGCCTTATAAAACCCCAGCAGATCGGAGACCAAATCCTCTCCACTGAAGCCGCTATCTGTATACCAACTGAAAAAAGGCATACTTTGCCAGTTTTCAAAGGCCGTAGCGGTTTGCATCATCATAGCGAGCAATATGCTGTATTGTTCTTGTTGTGAACGGCCATGTTTGATATTCCAGCGACAAAATCGACCTGTGGATATTCTACCCATAGACATGAGCTGTTGATAGGTCACAAGGTAATAAGGTTTCCCGCTGCGCTCTCCTGATGTGAACTGATTTAACACAGCACGGATATCATCCCCTCGAGCATGACCTAAATCGATCCACCCCAGTACTTCAGAATAAATTAAACCCTCACGCGGTTGCTGGCCTGACCGGTATTTATCCGGATCGATGATGTCTTCCCGTTTACTCATGGAATGCCTTCTCCCTGATTACGTATCACTGTGATTTTTTAACGGTAAATAGTTCGATTAACCTGATGATCCTTATCATTATTTGTTTTTAAATGATATCGGTTTTAGCTTAAACAAAGGAAGTGAAAGAGAAGCGTATTGATAGGGTATAAAAAACCGGCCGAAGCCGGTTGTGTCAGTAAATATACTCAAAGACCATCACACTTCGGCAACCAGTCGCCGTTGCTTTCCTCTTTGAGCGTCAGGTTTGTCTGCATGCCCTGATTTGTGCGCCTTTTGTCGTAATTCAGCCCGTACTCTTTCAGCATGGCGGGCAGCCCCTTACCGAACATCGTCAGGCTGAGGGTATTTTTATAGCCGTGCGCCTCCATATACACCAGATAGGCGTGATACAGGTAGAGTCGTGGCTGGCGCGGAATAATATTGGCGTTCCCCATAAACATGCCGCCCGCATCCGGCAGCGCCTCAAGATAGCCGCAAAAGTCAAACGCCGGGTCAGCGTCGCGCTTGATGCTGAGTGCTTCATCAGAGTTCTGCTGCGACTGGAGCAGCGCGCGGGCGCTCATCGGGTCGCTGAACCGCTGCATAAGCTGGCGAACAATCACGGCCAGCTCACGGGCAATCTTGTCCTTAAGCTGCGGGTCGCGCTCCGCGGGAGCAATTTGCTCCGGGAAGTGCAGAATAACCCGGCGACGGGAAACGCCGCCGCTGCGATCGGTGAAGCGCATCGGGTTATTGTTGACGGCCAGAATCACTGCCGGAATATGTGTTGAATAGGCATCACGGTATTTTGGGTCAACCGACACCGCATCGCCGCCGGTAATGGCTTTAAGTCCTGCGCCGTCACCGCTCCATTTCTCCTGGTCAGGTAGCCGGATAAGCGAAAAGCCAATCAGGGCGGCACGTTCGCGGGGTGACTCCAGCGTCTCGATAGTGGCTGAAGTGGCGTTATCCTCACCGGCCAGCATGGTCGCGATTTCGGCCAGAATACTTTTGCCGCTGCCGCCTGGCCCGGTCACTTCAAGAAAGAGCTGCCAGTCGTAGCGGTTCGCCAGCACCATAAACAGCGCGGCGAGAATAATGTCGCGCTTCTCTTCGCGATACCCGGCGGCACGATCGAGCCAGCGCCAGAAATGCGGCGCGTGAGTCTCCAGCGTTTCACCTTCCACCGGCGGGGTGAAATCCACCTCGCACAGTGTGCGTAGCCAGTGTGATTTGTGGTGCGGGCTGAACATGCCGGTGGCGGTGTCGAGCACACCGTTACGAAAGCCAATCAGACGGCGCGCCGGGGCTTCCTGCTGCGGAATAATCAGTTTCAAAGTCTCCACCACAGAGGCAATTTTCCCCGAGGAAAACGGGGCGCGCAGGCGCTGGAACAGTCCGGCCACGTCGCGGGCAAAATCAGCCGGGGAAATCACTTTCCACGCCCCGGCCTCGTAACGTGAAAGGAGCTGGCCGTTCGGGTCAACGGCCAGCGCTTCGCCGTAATGCTCATGTACACGCATTGCTTTCTCACTGGTGCTCATGGCGGTGAATTCCGCCTCGCTCATGGTGTCGAACGGGCTGGCGACCGGTGGCTTAATGGCGTCATAAATTGCCCGTCGGGTGGTTTCTTCGCCATGCTGTATTAAAGCATCGTTCCAGTCACCAAATACCGGCGGCAGGGCGACAGTGCCGTTACAGGCTTCTGCGGCTGCGGTGGCCTTTGTCTGGCCGTCGCCGTTAAGGTCACGGTCGGCAGCGAGCACAATCTGGCAGGCCGGGGACTTTTGCCGGGTAAGGCTCGCCAGAGAAAGGAGGTTCACCGACGACAGTGCCACCATCACGGTTTCACCTGTGAGGTGATGCACGGTGAGTGCCGTGGCGTAACCTTCCGCTATCCACAGGCGTTTTCCGGCCTGCTTCTGGCCTTCAATAATGTGACATGCTCCCTTAACCTGGCCGCCTTTCAGGGTGCGTTTGAGGCCGTCTGCGTTAATCAACTGGAGGTTAACCAGCGTTGCGCTGTCGTCATACAGCGGCACCACCAAATCACCGGCGCGGTAGGTCACGCCGCCGGTTTGATGCGGGGTGGTCAGCATCCGGCATTCAGCGGCAGGAAAGCCCTTGCGCGAAAGATAGGCGTTACCGCTGGCCGTGCGGGTGGTGGTGAGCAGACTGGCCGCCAGCGCGGCGGCCTCCTGATGGCTGGTGTCGGATTCTTTGGCAACCGGCATTCCGGTCGCGACCGCCGGCAGATTACCGGTCACTGTATTCACCCGGTCTGCGGCTTCACTTATCGTCACGCTCAGTGCCTTTTCAACTAGGCTCAGACCGTCACCCGCGCCGCACTGGTTGCAGAACCACGTCCCGCGGCCTTCCTTATCATCGAAGCGAAAGCGGTCAGTACCGCCGCAAACCGGGCAGGACTGATGACGGTTTTTAATGACCTGCACACCCAGCGCCGGGAGAATGCGCGGCCAGTGACCGCGAGCCGCTTTTTCAGCGTCCGATACTTTCATTTTCATTATTATTTTCCTCAGTGCCGTACCGGCGTTTTGAGATGGCGGGCGCAGAGTTCATCCATCACCGCCAGCCCAAGAAAGGAGAGCGACGGTGCGGCCTTTAGCGGACTGGCGATGATTAAATCTTCCAGCAGCGAACAGGCAATCAGGCGGCCTTTCTCCTCGCCGTGCTGGCGCAGATAAAAACCTTCAAGCTCGGCAATAATGGCGCTTTCCAGCGCCTCCAGGGTGAGTTGCGGGTAACGGTGCTGGCGCTGGCATACGACCAGCCAGGCGCAGGCAACCGCGCGGCGATAGAGAGCGGCGCGCAGTACAGGCGGTAACGGCTGTTTCATGCGTTATTCTCCCCGGTAAGCCAGTGCTGATTACAGCGCTCAACCACGCCGTCGAGTTGCGCGGTCATCAGGCTGACAAGCGAGGTGAGCTGTAGCTGCTGCGCCGGGTCGCGATGAAAGGTGTTACTGTCCTGGAACTGCGCCATTTCAGTGACCAGACGGCCAACGTTGCGCAGGTGCTCCAGACATTCGAGATCCCGAAGGGTGATAGAAGGTTGTTTCACGCTTGATCCTCCGCAACCGGCAGACGCCCGGCAAACGAGAGGACGTAATCGCGAACGAGGGAACGGCGGGCGGCGAGTTCATTACCGGCAACGGTGCGGAGCATACAAATACGGGGTTTGCGGTCAGTGCGACGAACGGCAGCAAACACAAAGACAAACTGCGGGTGTGGCAGGGTGAGGATCGTAGCCATAAAGGCGATCTCCTTGAAGTAGCGGTTAACGCCACCACCGGAGTTCTCACGCTCGGGTGGTAGCCCAGACGGGGGTGAGAAACCGGCCTTCAAGGAAACCGGCCAGCCCGAGGGCTGCCCCGCCTGAGCCACCATTACACGGATACAGCAACGGTTTAAGAACCGGTGCGTAAACAACAGGTGCACATAGGCATAGACACAAAAAAAGACGCATGGCGCGTCTGGTGCCGCCTTGAAGAAACTCGGGTTCTCACGCCCGGCTGCCGATTTTGCGGCAGCGGGAGGACTATACCTGGAAACGGCAAAAAGATGCAAGCCAGGGAAAGGGCTTTTTTGCAGAACGGGCATCATCATGCGTCACAGCCCTGGCTGCGGGCGGCGATGCGATCGGTCATCCATGCGGTGACTTCAGAAAGCAGCCAGGCAACGTTTTTACCACCGAGGGTGACCTGCTGCGGGAAGGCATTCCGGCTGATGAGGTCATAAATTGTGGAGCGGGACAGGCCGCACAGATGCATCACTTCGGGAAGCCGTAAAAAGCGCTCCTGAGCAACTTCACAGGGAGGCATCAGCGGCGCGGCAGGGGCGGAAGAAGAAGAAAAAGCGGTGTGCATCGGGCTACCTCGTTACAGTCCATACAGTGCCGGATGTGTCTTTCCGGCTTCGGGTAGCTCCCTATTTTGTGAATATTTTTGCTGGTTACAACAAGGCGATATTTCGACATGTGTTTAATAAATGTACTGGCGAATTTTTGACTTTGCCATCATTTGGCCAATAAATGCCAATGTTTGCCAGTATTACTCACAAGCGAGTTTTCAAACTTATTTTCCCGATTAGTTAAGTACTTATTAATAGAAATAAACAGTAAAAAAAATTTATCGGCGTAACCGGCTGAGTGAACAGTCGGTGAAGAGTATAATTTCAACTGTTCACCTTATAATTTACTGTAATACCTCTATTTTTTATTTCAGTGAACAGTAGTGAAGAGTTATATACAGAAAAACAAACAGAAAAGGACTTTGCCGCATCCTTTCCCTGGCAAGCCGCTTTTTTATGCGCTGTCTGTGCCGTGACTGCCACAACTGCAATGAATCGTCATGTTGTGTGAGGCAGGGCAGAATCTCCTCATCTTGAAGAGGAGCGATAACATGACTGATACCCCCCATATGCCTGATTACCTGAAGCCTGCGCTGGAAAAACTTGATACAACCAGAGCCGCTCACCTGAAAAATGGCCGCCTGCTGGATGAAACCCTTACGGCAATCACCCGCGCGAAAGAGCAGAAAGCAGAGCTTGAGCAGGAAAACGGCAGCGATGCCAGCGCCTGGCGTACTGCCTTTCGTACCGGTGGCGCGGTGCTCACCGATGAGCTGAAAAATCGCCATATCGAGCGTGTGGCGCGCCGTGAGCTGATACAGGAATGCGAGAATCTGGCCGAGGTGCTGGCCTTTGAAAGTGACCGGCAGAAAGCTGTATGCGATGGTTCAGCCGGGGCATACCGTCAGGCGCACTTTGCCGCGCTGAATCAGTATGCGGAACACGAACTTGATACCGCCCTGCGTGAAACCTGCGGCGCGCTTGTCCGCGCGATGAAAATTAAAATGCTGGCGCTGGAAAATCCCCTTGCCAATACCCCCGGCCATCAGGGCTATGTCGAGCCTGAGCAGGCTGTTATGCGGCAGGTAAAATCATGGCTTGAGACAGAGCTGAAAGGCTGTCATATCCGTCTGACCGATGAGCCTGTTCTGTATAAAACCGGATTGTCGGCCGCATCGCTGCCGCATATGGATTATCAGGTTGCGGCAACACCTTTCTCCCGGCAGGTCTGGCAAAAAAAATTGAATGAACGAGAGGCTGATCTGAAAGCACGTGGCCTGCTGTCATGATGCACTGCCCGTTCTGTAAAAAGGCGGCGCATACGCGTACCAGCCGCTATTTATCGGAAAACATCAAGATACGTTATCACCAGTGTACAAATATTGCGTGCTCCGCAACTTTCCGCACCCGTGAATCCATAGACGAAGTGATCCATTCACCGGCGGAGCATCAAACGCGCGGCAAGCGCACCAGAACAGAGGGGAAATAATCCATGAATACCGCCACGTTACAGCAGGCTTTTGAAGCCTGTCAGGCAAATAAATCCGCATGGCTGAGCCGTAAAGCTGAACTGGCTTCGACAGAGCAGGAATACCGTGAGCAAGTGCAGGCCGGTGATAAACAGTGCGCACGCCGGATGCAGGAATTACGTGATATTACCGACGTGAAAAAGTGGGAAATAAACCAGGCCGCTGGTCGCTATATCCGCTCGCATGATGAGGTACAGCGCATCAGCATCCGTAACCGGCTGGATGATTTTATGCAGCAGCATGGCACGGAACTGGCCGCCGCGCTTGCACCTGAACTGATGGGTATCAGCGGCCAGCCTGTACTGATAAAAAATCGCGCCCTCGACCGGGCGACAGAGTACCTGAGCGAAGCACTTTCTTCATGGCTTGCTAAAGGCGCAGAAATTAATTATTCCGCACAGGACAGCGATATTTTAACCGCCATCGGATTCAGGCCTGACGCGGCTTCGCGGGTGGATAATCAGGTAAAATATACACCTGCGCAAAACATGATTTATTCCCGCAAATGTGCAGAACTGGCCACACGGTCGCCCGCCTGAAAATCACCAAAAATCCCGCTATTTTTCCTGAAAAAAGCCATGCATGCATCAGGTGCATGGCTTTGCATGCGTTTTTTAGCTCTTGAAATACATTCCCGCGCCATCGCTGGCACGGGCTGTAACCGTTTATGCGCCTGCATTAAAACCGCACCAAAAAGCGGGCAGGCGAGGCGGGGAAAGCACTGCGCGCGTTAACAGTACTTACAATGCTTCCTTATTGATTGATCTGCACTGGTTTTAAGTATTTTCTAGTGGAAGCATTGTTAAGAACCTCGTTTTTAAAGGTTCGCATTAAAGTAAGCGTTTCTTTAGATAAATTACGCCATTCATTAGCATCTATATCTAGATATTCTCCATGTGCTATGCAGTTCCTTCTTTTTAAGAGGCTTTCATCAATGAAATTGTATTTTGTATTGAAGTGCTCAACAGATACTCCAATGCTTTTCGCAATGTTATCAAACACATGTGACTTTAGGTTTGATTCTGTTTGTATTGCTGAATCAAATTTGAGAATGGCTTTTTCTTTTTGTCCAGTAAGTATGAACCTCAAAGATTCAGAAATAATGTCATGCTTATTTGTGCTGGTTATTTCAAAAAGCTTCTTACGCATGCCCAATACTATTAAACATTCTTCTAGTTCAGAGTAATTTAGTTTCAGATTTGATATGTATTCGATATACATAGCGGCTGTATTTTTAATAAAACCTTCCCAATGAGCATATAAAAGTGGGATTGAGGCTCGAATTATTGTTCTCTGAGCTAATGATGAACTTTTGTCAATGGAAGCTGTAAGATGAGCGATCTCCTTGATTCTCCAAGCCATCTCCGTATCAACGTAATCCTGGAAACCCTCAAGAGTTCTAATTTTGCTCATAGTACAATACCTTACGGCTTAAAATATTGTGATGCGAAAGGCAACAGGTTTGCTAACCTAGTTGTACCTCTAACGCCAGCACCAGAGTTATTAGTAAAATCAACTTCATTCCAAAGGCCTTTAATCTTTTGAGTAATGAAATCATTTCTGGTTGCATCAGGTTGTAATGATATTATGGCATCATAATTACTTTGAATACCATTAGTAATAGTTTCAAATAAAGAAATTAAAAATTTCCCTTTGAATGATTGTCCATCCCATTTTTTAAATGCCTTCTCTTGGAATAAATCATTGAGAAGAGTAAATATATTTTGAAATATATGTTCTTCCGCTGTTAAATCGATTGGGGACTTGCACATTTCAACTAATGCATAATCTAAGTGTTCATGAACATCCATTCCCGGTACGTAAGGGAAATGTTTATATGCGAAGAATTTTAATGTAAGTTCCATATTCGCTTGTCGTTCGATAGCCTCCTGTGTCTGATTTACAGTATTCACAAAAGCGGGAAATTCAGAGCATCTTTTAAGCCACTGATATAAATCAGGATTGAGCATTACAGCAATACAGTTTCTAACCTCTTGTTCTGAAAGATTTGCACCGCCAGTGTTCAAACGTTGAAATAATTCATATTTTGCATATGGATCGCTACCTTTCCTTAGTATTTCCACCCTAAGTCTGGCTCTTTTAATTTCAAGCTGAAGGGATTTGCCTATTTCATTATGAGGGTTATTTACATCGCTCCATCTTTTGTTGGAAAGACTTGGTAGGAATTGTGTGCCACTTAATACGGAACTGGGTAGAAATGAGTTATTTGTGCTGTCGCGCAGTAATCCAGAAAATTCTAGTATAGTAGAAATACGCTGTAAACCATCAATGAGTTCCCAAACCCCATTTTCATCCTGATGAACAAAAATTGGAGGTATAGGAATTCCTAATAACAACGACTCGATAAAGCGCGTTTTTTGAGAAAGCTCCCAGCGAAATAATCTTTGATAATCTGGAGATATAATTAATTCATTATCCCTGTAGAGATTCATTATTTCTCCAACAGACATATCATATCCATCAGAAATGATCTGTTTCTTTGAGTCGTTTACTTCATCTTCTAAGCTCATGAATTTTCCTTAATAATAGTTGCAGTAGAGTAAACGCTTAAACCCCACCAAGCCATAAGTTCAATTTTTTTATCTAAGTATGTAGCTCTATTGTATGCTCTCCTGACTTCATTTTTATCCATATGAGCAAGGGATGACTCAATAACATCTGGATTAAATCCTGCCTCATTCAGAGCTGTGCTCGCTATTGACCTTAACCCATGTGCAACCAATTTTCCACCATAACCAATCCGTTTTAACGCAGCATTTGCAGTCTGGCTATTCATAGGTTGCTTTGGATCATTTCTACTAGGGAAAATATATTCTCGATGAACACTGATTGGCTTCATTACTTCCAGAATCTCTAATGCCTGAGATGACAGAGGGACAATGTGTTCTCGCTTTGCTTTCATCCGCTCGGCTGGAATAGTCCAGAGCTTTGCATTGAGATCGATCTCTGCCCACCTTGCACCAGAAGCCTCGGAAGGGCGGACAAGCGTCAGGAGCTGCCATTCAATGAGGCAACGTGTCGGAACCGATAAATTAGACATAACTAAAGAGCGCATTAGCTTCGGTAATTCTTCTGGCCGTAGCGTTGGCATGTTCTGCTTTTTCGGCTTCTCAAACGCCATACCAACACCTGATGCAGGATTAGCATCTATCAGACCAGTATTTACAGCGTAAATCATGATTTCGTTAATACGCTGTACCAGGCGGCGAACTGTTTCGAGAGCGCCACGCGCTTTTATTGGCTCCAGCGCCTCCACTAATGTACGCGCTTTTATTTCCTGCACCGGGATCTCACCAATGGTCGGAAAAATATCTTTCTCTAACGATCGCCAGATATCTTTTGCATAATCCGGGGTTACGCTGTTGCGTTTAATAGCAAACCAGTTTGTCGCCACGTTTGAGAAAATGCTGTCTATCGCAATCTGCTGCTGTTCGGCTTGCGTTTGCGGGTCAATCCCTCTCGCTAATAAAGAAAGGTACTCAGCGCGTAAACTTCTGGCTTCTGCCAAAGAGAGGGCTGGGAAGGCACCGAGTCCCATCATGGTGCGCTGTTTTGTTGCGGGACGCTGATAGCGAAAACGCCACAGCTTTTTGCCGCTCGTCTTCACCATAAGGAAAAGCCCATCGCCATCGTGTAGCGTCAGATCTTTATCAATGGCTTTAGCGCGTGAAACTTCGGTGTTGGTAAGGGGACGTGTAGTCCGTGCCATGCTGGGCGTTCCTGCGTGAATTGGTATACGGTTTTAGGTATACATCCTACCGTATACCTAAACGTATACCAATAATCACCGGATTTAGCCGGATGACCTCGGACAACGACAGACACAAAAAAGCCCGCAGGGCTTGTGCCGTGCGGGCTTTCAGGATTTCACCGGACGTATCCGGATCATAATGTGGTGGAGCTGGCGGGAGTTGAACCCGCGTCCGAAATTCCTACATACCATTTATATTATAATTAAAACAATTATTTATCTTTAAAAACAATGCATTAGTTTTATCTGCTATTCGTCTGTTTTATACGTTTTTAATGTTCTGCCGCCAAAGTGTCGCCAGTTTCAATTACTTCGTGAGTGGATAGATCAACCAATTTTGCTTCGCTGTAATCGCCGTGCGCCACGTATTCGAGAAAATCTAACCAATTGTGATAGATGCCTGGTCCGATTTTGACTAGGGAATCGTCAAGAGTGAAATACTTTTTCACATCTTCTCCATAACACGTATCGAGATAAGAGTGTGTTACAGTTTCTAGGGCGAGTAGGCATTTATATAGTGTGTTAAATTTGAAAAAAATGGACCATAACTGATAATTTTTATCATCATCATTAAAAATAAAAGAATGATCACTGTGGTATCCACCTAAACATAAATGCTTGCAGGTCTTAACATAAGCCTTAGTTAATCCAATGTAACTAATTATTCTTACGTTTCGGTTTTCTGGTTTGTGAACTTTTCTTAATTCTTTATTGATCTCTATCCAGTTGCATTTTAATTCGTAAAGAAAATGTTCGTTTATATTTAAATTGTTACTATTTACTGGCTTAGGATTACCATATGATTTTCTGTAAAGCTCTAATGGATATTTTACATATAGCTTGTAGTTAATGATTATTTTCGAGACGGTGTGGCTTCTTTGAGTCTCCCTTATATCTTCCTCAATATTTTTGCCTTCTATTTTTGAATATAGTTCTAAATGGAATTTTCTATGATTAATATAAGAGTCTTGAAGGTTTTTTTGCTGTGCCTCCATTATTTGTTTTTCTGTTTGAATGGTTCTATGTATATTGTTAACAATTGCTGCCAAAGGAACAGAGGAAGCCAACAGGAGAAGTGGTAACTTGGTTATATCAATGAAGTTAGCAAAGCCATCGGAAGAGAAATTTATTCCATGACCCATCCATGACCAAATCCCATAAATTAGGAATGTATGGAATGGTAACAATATGGAAGTTAAGAATAATGGTTGTTGTAACAAGCTTTTCTCATCTAAATTCAACCATTTAAACCACCAAAGTATAAAGAATAAAACTATGGATGATATAATGCTAAGAGATAAAAAATAAACAGGGTGGTTGCTGATGATCAGACCTATTTCCGCTGCTGTAATGGCTAATAGATAACATATGATGATGATTGCTTTTGTGCCTTTTGTCATTGTCATTCCTTTGATAGCAGCGAGGTTAATGGGTTTTTTTTCACGGCATCCTCTAGGTGGTCCGGAGAAAAGTGCGCATAGATCATTGTCATCTTTATATCGGCATGTCCCAATATATCTTTAAGAACAAGTATGTTTCCGCCATTCATCATGAAGTGGCTGGCGAATGTGTGCCGCAACACGTGGGTACATTGACCATCTGGCAGATCGATTCCTGCACGCTTTACAGCACGCTCAAAGGCTTTTCTGCATGGCGTAAATAGTTTTCCTCTGTTTTTGGGGAGTTCGTCATACAGATCCTGAGATATCGGTACGGTTCGGTTTTTCTTACCTTTGGTTTTGGTATAGGTGATCCGGTATTTAGATATCTGATGGCCTTGCAGGTTTTCTGCTTCACTCCATCGTGCGCCGGTAGCCAGGCATACTTTTACGATCATCAACAGGCTGGGACTTTGAGAATCAGCGCAGGCATCAAGCAAGCGTTTAATTTCTTCAGGAGTCAGGAACGCCAGTTCTCCTTCTGCGATTTTGAATGTTGGCAGCCCGGCGAGTGGGTTGGGCGCTGACCAGTGGCCCAGCTTTTTCAGTGTGCCAAAAACGGAGGATAGGTTGCGTTGTTCAAGATTTACCGTTCTGGGCTTAACTGGAGACATAAGCGCGCCATCTTCATTTCGCACTTCACCTTTTAGCCGAGCTTCCCGGTATTTCGTAAAGTCGGCAGCGGTTAACTCTGAGGCGACAGGATCGCCCAAGCCGTTACAAATAATGCTGAGTTTTGCCATCAGGCGTTTGGGATCCGCAAGTGTCTGCCCGTAAAGTGAGTGCCATTGCTCAATTACTTCCGACAAGCGCCGCCGATCTTCCTTCTCACCAAGCCACGGCTTTTTGTTCACTTCTTCCATGGTGAAGTTTTCGAATGCTACAGCCTCGCCTTTCGTCGCAAACTGCTTGCGCACGCGCTTGCCGTCGCGCCCGTTCGGATAGCACTCACACAACCATTTTCCGTTCGGCTGTTTCCTGATCGTCATATCAAAGGCTCTTAATAATCTTTAAAGCGCGGCCTAATACTTCAATATCATCAAGACTGCACTCAAATGATGATTCATCTTGATGTACTGCTAATCGGTTTCCGGGAAGCCGCATCAACTTCACGATGCTTTTGATCCCGTCGATATCAACCAGCCACATCCCGTTTACTGGTAGAGTCTGGCTACGGTCAACCAAAAAAGAATCCCCTGACGTGTTCACAAGAATGAGATCGCTTGATTCTGGGGGGAGCAGGCTAATATCTATGACTGCTTTACCCGCCTCAACCAATGAGCCACCGGAGAGGGTTGCTTTATCTATTTCTGGTGAGACAAGGGCAGAAAGAGGTTGGATTTTGCTTGAGTTCACAATATTGATATTTTTTTCTGTATCAATTTTTGTTCCAGGATCACCTTGACCTGTAGTGAGCCAAAGCAATGAAACGCCAGTTTCAAGAGCGCACTGAATCACCCACTCAGCAGGAAAACTATCTCTTAAATACCTGTTTGCCATAGTGCTTTTTGATGCGCCTAGATGATCACATAACTGTTGTCTGGATTTAAAATTGTAGGCAGCCATAAGCCTATGAATCGCCTCCCTACCTCCAGTATTCTCCCCCGCCTTGACGTGTATCATTTTTAAATCCTATTGACGTATCAAATATTGGATCGTAGTATCTCGATGTATCAATTATTGAATCAAGTAAAACAAGATAAAACGACATATATCAAACCTTAACCGAGAGATACTGCACTATGAGCACCGATATTTCAATTCGTGTACCAAAAGAGATGGCAACACCCGCAGAGTTCGCGGAATGGGAAGGTATTTCACGCGGTTCTGTTTACCAAAAGATTCACCATGGGCAACTTGCTAAATACATGGTTAAAAAAGAGAAAAACAAAGGCCGTGTAAGCCTGCGTTACCTTATGTACAAAACTGATCAGGTTCGTGAATCCCTCGGTCATTCCAACTTCCGCATCATTGTTGGTCAGTAAGTTCGATTATGAGAACTTTCTAAGGGGCTTACATGTTTGATTATAAGATTTCCAAACATCCACATTTTGATGAAGCTTGCCGGACTTTTGCATTGCATCACAATATGGCGAAGCTGGCTGAGCGCGCGGGAATGAATGTCCAGACACTGCGCAATAAGCTGAACCCGGAACAACCGCACCAACTCACCGCGCCGGAATTATGGCTGCTTACCGATCTGACCGAAGACTCAACGCTGGTTGATGGATTTCTGGCTCAGATACATTGCCTGCCATGTGTTCCAATGAATGAAGTGGCAAAAGAGAAGTTGCCGCATTACGTCATGAGCGCAACGGCGGAAATCGGGCGCGTAGCTGCCGGCGCTGTATCTGGCGAGGTGAAAACGACCGCAGGCCGCCGCGATGTTATTAGCAGCATCAACTCTGTTACGCGTCTGATGGCACTTGCCGCTGTTTCTGTGCAGGCACGTTTGCAGGCTAACCCGGCGATGGCAAGCGCAGTTGATACCGTAACAGGTCTCGGCGCTTCATTCGGTCTGAGCTGAGGTGGTTATGCAAACTAATGAACCCTCTTTTGCATCACTACTAATCAAGCAAAGCCCGGCAATGTATTACGGTCATGGCTGGATTGCAGGAAAGAATGGCAAGCGCTGGCATCCATGCCACTCGCAGTCTGAACTGTTGGCGAACCTGTCCACTATCAAGCGGGGAAAAACATGGCTATCGAAGGCGCTGCTGCGACTGTTCCACTAAGCCCTGGCGATCGGCTTGTAGGGCTAAACCATATCGCTGAATTAAGGGCAAAGATTTTCGGATTAGATATAGAGTCGGAGCTTGAGAGGTTTATTACAGATATGCGCGACCCACGGGACGCAAGTAATAAACAAAATGAGCGAGCGCTGGCAGCCATATTTTATATGGCAAAAATTCCGGCGGAACGTCATAGCGTCAACATTAGTGATCTGACGACTGACGAAAAGCGAGAATTAGTAATAGCAATGAATCATTTTCGTGCAGTGGTGAGCTTATTTCCTAAACGGCTAACCATGCCGAATTAACCAACAAAAGAAATTGATGGCGTCAACCCGCCGGGCATTCTTTTGCCCAAACACAGGAGAAATAACCATGCGAAATATCGCAACGCATAAATCAAAAACTGGTGCAGATGACGCAGGTATTAACTTACTGCTGACCGAGGCGCGTATGGAAGAGCGTCGCGCTCGGGCTGAAGCAATGGCTGCGCGACTTGATAGCCTGGCTGCCCGTATTACCTCCCGCCAGCTTAACTATGTTGAAGCTGCCGAGTTGTTGCGCATCGCAGCTGAGAGCATCCAGAACGAAGCGCAGGAGATTCATTAATGGCCGATTCAATGGATCTTGTACAGCAACGCGTTGAAGAAGAACGCCAGCGCCATATTCACACCGCCCGCAACAGAAAGCCGGGCGTTTCCCGTGTGCTTTGTATTGAATGCGATGCGCCAATCCCTCCGGCCCGCCGCCGCGCTATACCGGGCGTGCAGTGCTGTGTTACCTGCCAGGAAATCGCTGAGCTGAAAGGTAAACATTACATAGGAGGTGCGCTGTGAGCACCATCCTGAAATGGGCAGGCAATAAAACAGCCATCATGTCAGAACTTAAAGAATTCCTTCCCGCTGGCCCGCGATTGGTTGAACCTTTCGCGGGTTCCTGCGCGGTGATGATGGCGACAGACTATCCTCGTTATCTTGTTGCAGATATAAATCCTGACCTGATTAACCTTTATCGTGAGGTAAAAGAAAACACAGAAGGGGTTATTAGCGCCACTCACGAGCATTTCGAAAAAGATAATACAGCTGACAGATATTACATTGTCCGTGAATTATTCAACCATTTGTCGTCTATTTCCTCTTTGGAAAAAGCGGCAATGTTTCTTTACCTCAACCGCCATTGTTATCGCGGCTTATGCCGTTACAACAGTACCGGTAAATTTAATGTGCCATATGGCAATTACAAATCTCCATATTTTCCTGAGAAGGAAATAATAGCATTTGCAGAGAAGGCAAAACGAGCCACTTTCATTTGTGCCAGCTATGACGAAACGCTGGGGATGCTTCAGGCTGGCGATGTGGTTTATTGCGATCCACCCTACGATGGTACGTTTAGTAATTACCACACCGCCGGGTTTACTGAGGATGACCAGTATCACCTGGCCTCTATTCTTGAGCGTCGGTCATTAGCAGGACATCCGGTTATCGTGTCCAATAGCGACACGTCCCTGATCCGTACGTTGTATCGCAATTTCAATCATTACTACATCACCACAAAGCGCAGCATGGGTGTGGCTTGCGGTAATGGTAAATCTGCAGCGGAAATCATCGCCACCAAATCAGCGGGCTGGTTTGGTGTTGATTTGGCATCCGGTCCTGATATCTCGATGGAAGCTGAGGTACGGGCGTGACGGAGAGAAAGGCTCCAACTACCGGCGGCTCAGATGAGGCCGCCGTGGCCTTTCCGTGGAATGCCCCAAAACAAGCGGTTAACCCTTATCTGGACCCGGCGGATGTTGCGCCGGTTTCCGCACTTTCAAACCTGATCACTCTTTACGCTGCAGACAATGAGCACGAGCAGCTGCACCGCGAAGCGCTGAATGATGAGGTTTGGAATCGTTATTTTTTCAATGAAGCCCGCGATCCTGTCCAGCGTGAGGGAGAGCAGGACCGGCTGATCAGTCGCGCCAGGCTTACTCACGAACAACAGCGTTTTAATCCTGATCTGGTCGTCATTGACGATGTACGTGCTCAACCTTCTTTCATCAGCAAGCCACTTCTGCAGCGGATTGATTATCTGCGCAGCCTGAACCGACCAAAAGCCTTATCACGTTATCTACGCGAGACGATTCGGCCTTGCCTAGAGCGTCTGACGCATATGCGTGATAGCCAGGTATCGGCGTCGTTTCGTTTTATGGCAAGCCATGACGGTCTGGAGGGGCTGCTGATCCTGCCTGAGATGAATCAGGAGCAGGTAAAACGCCTGGCAACGCTGGTTGCGGCGCATATGGATATTTGCCTGGACGCGGCCTGCAGCGATCTGTTTGTCGGCGATGACGTAAAGCCCGAAGAAATCCGCCGGGCATGGGAACGCGTGGCTGCTGAGGCGATGCGGCTTGATGTCATTCCGCCTGCATTTGAGCAGCTCAGGCGTAAAAGGAGGCGCCGCAAGCCGGTACCCTATGATCTTATTCCGGGTTCTCTGGCGCGGATGCGATGCGCTGACTGGTGGTATCGCAAGCTCTGGCAGATGCGTTGTGAATGGCGCGAGGAGCAGCTGCGCGCCGTGTGCCTTGTCAGCAAGAAAGCGTCTCCCTATGTCAGTTATGAAACCGTGATCCATAAGCGCGAGCAGCGCCGTAAATCGCTGGAGTTTTTCCGCTCGCATGAGCTGGTTAATGAGAACGGTGACACGCTGGATATGGAAGATGTGGTAAACGCCAGCAGCAGTAACCCGGCGCACCGCCGTAATGAGATGATGGCCTGCGTGAAAGGGCTGGAACTGATTGCAGAAATGCGCGGCGACAGCGCTGTTTTTTACACTATCACATGCCCGTCACGGTTCCATTCAACCCTCAACAACGGCAGACCCAATCCGACGTGGACGAGCGCAACGGTCCGGCAGAGTAGTGATTATCTGGTGGGGATGTTTGCCGCTTTTCGTAAAGCAATGCACAAAGCCGGGCTGCGCTGGTATGGCGTACGCGTGGCGGAGCCGCATCATGACGGCACCGTGCACTGGCATTTGCTGTGCTTTATGCGCAAGAAAGAGCGCCGGGCTATCACCGCGCTGCTGCGTAAATTTGCCATTCGTGAAGACAGGGCGGAGTTAGGTAATAACACCGGACCGCGCTTTAAGTCTGAGCTGATCAATCCGCGCAAGGGTACGCCAACCAGCTACATCGCTAAATACATCAGTAAGAACATCGACGGGCGCGGGCTTGCTAACGAGATAAGCAAGGAGACCGGCAGATCCTTACGCGATAACGCAGACAATGTTAATGCCTGGGCTTCCCTGCATCGTGTGCAGCAATTCCGTTTCTTTGGCATTCCGGGCCGCCAGGCGTACCGCGAGCTTCGTTTGCTGGCCGGGCAGGTCGGCAGGGAGCAAACGGCTAAAAAGGCAGGCGCGCCGGTGCTTGCCGATGCGCGTCTGGATGCCGTACTGGCTGCTGCTGATGTCGGGTGTTTTGCCACCTACATCATGAAGCAGGGCGGCGTACTGATTCCCCGCAAACATCATCTGGTCAGAACGGCATATGAACTCAACGATGAGCCGAGCGCCTACGGCGATCATGGCATCCGCATTTATGGCATCTGGTCCCCATTAACGGAGGGGCGCATTTGCACGCACGCGATGAAGTGGAAAAAGGTTCGTAAGGCCGTTGACCTTCAGGAGGCGGTAGCCGACCAGGGCGCTTGGACTCGTGGCAATAACTGTCCCCTTGTGGAAAAAACGAACAATTCCGGGGCTGTTTTCATAGAAGAAGGGGAGCAGGAACCTCTGCCGGACTTCCAGAACATGAGCAAGAAAGAGCTGCGGGAACTTAATGCACGTTTACGGCTGGTTAAACCGAAACGCCGGAAAGGATACAAACAGGAGATTTCGGATCGTTTACGTCTCCAGCTTGAATATGAATTAAGGTCCAGGGGATTTGATGGCAGCGAAAAAGAGATCGATCTGCTGCTGCGTGGAGGAAGCATTCCCTCCGGGGCCGGGCTGCGCATTTTTTACCGCAACGAGCGGTTGCAGGAAGATGATAAATGGCGCGAATGGTATTCCTAATCTCAGTGGTTTTAAGTGACTGTGATGCATATCGAATTCATTTTATTGATAGGCAAAAAAGCATTTTACTTTCGAAATTTGATTCTATACTGTATGTATAAACAGTGGATATACATACAGTTAAAGTGTATCCATGCAGTACCGGAATGGAGGGAACACATGCACGATTATTTTTTGGAGTCCTTAAAGCTCCAGCGAATTGATTTTTTTATCAAGCTTGTAGCGGCTAGTGAGTGCAGCGATGAAGAAAAGCGGCTGGCTATCCAGTGGGTGTCTGAATTGACGGATGAGTTGATGGCGAAGGTACGCAGCTATGAGTACAGCCGGTCAATGGATGTGTCCAGTTAGCGGCGCAGTCGCTGAGAAATTCGAGAACGTTGCCTGCGGAAAGAATGTCCATTCTGACGCTGGCAAGGTTGAATAACGAGCGGAGCGAGGCGTTAGCAGGTAGTGCATGGCTATGCCGCATGGATTCGCATGATCGTTTGAGGATCGTTTCCACTCAAGCCCGCCAGTTCCGGCGGGCTTTTGCTTTGGTGATGCGGGTGCATGAAAACCACTACAAAAAGCGGGCAGGCGTGGCGGGGATACGAGCGCGCGCTACATCATGCTATGAAGGTTGGATCTATTAATAACATGATGTATAAAGTAAAAAAGTGGGGGCGTCATGAAAAAAAAATTTACAGACGAGCAACAACAACAGCTTATAGGGCATCTCACAAAAAAAGGCTTCTATCAAGGCGTTAATATCAAGTTAACAGTCTTTTTATGTGGTGGTGATGTGGCAAATCATCAATCTTGGCGCCATCAATTTTCTCAATTTTTGGCGAAAGCAAGTAACGTTGATGTTTTTTATCCGGAAGATTTATTTGATGATCTGCTGGCTGGGCAGGGGCAACATAGCCTTTTAAGCTTGGAAAATATTCTTGCCGAGGCGGTTGATGTTATAATTCTATTTCCTGAAAGTCCTGGCTCATTCACAGAGTTAGGGGCTTTTTCCAATAATGAGAACTTAAGTAAAAAATTGATATGTATCCAAGATTCTAAATTTAAGTCGAAGCGTAGCTTTATCAACTATGGCCCTATTCGCTTATTGAGAAAGATAAATTCAAATTCTGTTTTACGCTGCAATACAAGCGAATTAAAAGAACTGTGTGAATCTTCATTGGATGCCGCAAAAAAAACTCCATTTTATAAAAAGTTAATGAGATCCATTCGGCGAGTATTGAAAGAGAATAAAACCCCAAAAGATATTAGTAACATTTTATATGCGGAGAGGTTTTTATTGCCGTGTATTTATTTATTAGATGGTGTCAACTTTAGGACATTAAATGATTTAGCTCACAAAGCACTAAAACAGGACGAAGTTCTATCTAAAATTATTGTAAGATCTGCTGTTTCCCGCTTAATAAATCAGCGAAAGGTTCTTCAAATGACAGATGGATACCAAGTCACTGCCTCAGGGGCGGACTACGTGAGGAGTGTCTTTGACAGAAAGATACTCGACCGTTTGCGTCTTGAAATCATGAACTTTGAAAATCGTAGAAGATCAACGTTTAATTATGATAAGATTCCATATGCGCACCCTTAGCGAGAGGTTTTCCATTCGTGGCAACCTCTGGATGCTGTTTCGGCATCCTGCATGTAATCTGAGTTCTTATCTGCTTTCCTTGTTGGAACGAAGAGCATCGTCTGATGCTCTTCGAGCCAACAAGGAAACCCGTCTTTTTTGACGTAAGGGTGCGCAACTTCTATGAAATCCGCTGAACATTTGAACACTTTTAGACTGAGACATCTTGGCTTGCCCGTCATGAATGATTTACATGATATGTCTAAGGCAACTCGCATCTCTGTTGAAACTCTTCGCTTACTGATATACAGAGCCAACTTTCGTTATAAGATTTACAGCGTTAAGAAGAAAGATTCTCAGAAGATAAGAACGATATACCAACCTTCTCGGGAACTGAAAGCCTTGCAGGGATGGGTACTTCGTAATATTCTAGATAAATTGTCATCATCTCCTTTTTCAATTGGCTTTGAAAAGCATCAATCGATATTGAATAATGCCACGCCCCACATCGGTGCCAACTTTATACTTAATATTGATTTGGAGGATTTTTTCCCAAGCTTAACTGCGAAAAAAGTTTTTGGGGTTTTCCATTCCCTTGGCTACAACAGAGCCATATCCTCTTCTCTCACTAAAATCTGTTGTTACCAAAATTTGTTACCACAAGGTGCACCATCATCCCCTAAATTAGCTAATCTAATATGTTCGAAACTTGATTACCGTATACAAGGTTATGCCGGTAGTAGAGGTCTGATTTATACTCGTTACGCAGACGATTTGACATTGTCAGCTCAATCAATGAAAAAGGTGCTTAAAGCGAAAGATTTTCTATTCTCTATCATTCCAACTGAAGGACTGGTTGTTAATACAAAAAAAACATGTATTCGCGGGCCTCGTAGTCAAAAAAAAGTTACAGGCTTGGTTGTTTCACAGGAAAAGGTTGGGGTAGGTAGGTTGAAATATAAAGAACTTCGAGCGAAAATACATTATATATTCACCGGACGTTCTAAGGAAGCTAAGGAAATAGAACGTATTCAGGGCTGGTTGGCATTCGTTTTAAGTGTTGACTCGAAGAGCTATAGGAGATTATTAGGTTATATTAGTAAATTAGAAAAAAAATATGGATGGAATCCGCTCAGCAAAACGAAGACCTAAAGGTCTTCGTTTGTAATCATAATTCATATGTAGAAAATGTTAGTATTGGCTCGTTTAACCAATCATTTAGTTCCTGAAGACGTTTCTGTAAGGGAATCAATTCATTCCTCACAAAAACATTACTGGCCTTCTCTACATCCCCAAACCCGCCAACGTTATTCGGCATGATCCCCATCATTTGCGGCGGTACGCGGTGCGCGGCCATCATGTCGTCGCGTGACACGTTTTTAATATTCAAAAACTCATCCTTCGCCGCTACCTCTGACAGTGGAATGATCTGAATCCCGTCCTTTTTACCGTTGGGCGAGTACATAAACAGGTTGCGGAAGTTGCCCGGTCCTTTGGCACTTTTCATGGCCTGGCGGATGTTGTTCACATCCTCCTGATTCTGCGCCGCGTCGGTCATGTACATGATAAAACCCGCATGGCTGCCGTTGATGTAATACTTCCGGCGGAACAGCGTTGCAGACTCGTTCAGCAGTGTTGATGGGATAGCGGAGAGGTATTCCGGCAGGCCGTAAATCTCCTGGTTTAAATCCGGCTCCATCAGGTGAAAAACGCTGCCTTTGGTAAATTCATACGGCTGCGTGGTGATGCCGTACTGCACAAACCAGTAGGTGTCAAGATCCACACCGCGGCGGGTGTATTTCGCCAGCGACGGCTCCAGGGCTATGACGTCGCCGAGCCGGTTGGTGCGTTTCTCCAGATAGGCATTACCAAACACCAGGTAGTCCTGCACGAAGCGCGAAAACGCCTGCTGGCTGAGCAGCGGGTGGGGAATAAACGTGCTGGTCAGGATGTTACGTTTTACGGCAATCGGTGAGCTGTGATGCACGGCAGCGCGGAACGTGCGCGCCAGCCCGTCAAAACTCACCGGCGGCTCATACCAGCGATCCATCTGCACACACTCCACATAATCCAGCAGTTCGCGGCGGTCGAGCACCGGAACCGGGTCGCCAAAGCTGAAAGCTTCTGCAGATAGGCCGCCACTGTGCTGAGCTGTGCGATCTGCCACTGCGCGGCGGTTGCGTTTTTTACTCATGCTGCCAGCTCCTTATCCGCCTGCGGCCATTCGCACATAAACAACATTTGCCATTCTTCCGCCGTCAGCTCACGCTGCATTGTCTCCAGCCAGTCATCAGCAAACAGAGACGCGCCGGACTGCCGGGCATCCTCTGCGGTGAAAAGCATAGAGGTTGTCTGTTTGCTGGCTGTTAATGACTGGTAAGTGCGCCATGCTTCCGGGTTATGGCTCGGTGTGGTGTAGAAAGTGGAGTGATAGCGGGAATGCATGGAAAGCCTCTTTGCAATCGCAATCAGGTCTTTCGGGGATTCAGCCCAGGCAAACTCTGAGGCATAGACGTTTCCGTGCAGGCTGGCCGCCGGGCTTTTCGGTCCAATAAAATGAATAGCCGCGCCGTTAGCTAATTCCAGATGGTGTTTATGCACGACGATTTCGTCATGTTTCACACGCGGCGCGGCATGGTCTACAAAAGCTGTCATATAGGCTTTTGCATTCATCGCATAGTCTGCACTGGTGCCGAGGAAAATCTGGTTACGTCCGGTCACAAGCGCATCGTTTAGCGCTTCAAGCGCGAAAAACCAGTCAGCGCCTGGCTGGCGCATTTTGGTCAGCACGCGGTTTTTAGTGCGCGCGCCGGTGTTCCATTGCAGCTGGTAATCAAACGGCCTGGCGCCGAACCGTGAGCAGGTGGCTGCATCAAGTTGAGTTGGGGTTACGTGCATCAGAAGATCTCCACAATATTGCTGGTATTGGCTGCTTCACCCTGCAGCGGCTCGTTAAACAGCGCGTGCATCGTTGCCCAAGCCAGATCGGCGTGGCTGGCTTCTTCGCTGCGGCTGGCTTCGTAGGTGGGACGGTTGCCGCTGGCGGTGGTGGCGCGGCGGATAGCCATAAAGGACTGCGCAATGTCGGTGTGCCCGGCGTCAAACTCCAGGCGGCGGTGGCTGATAATGTCGTAGGCTTTCAGCACCAGGGCGTTTTTGACGTTGGGGTTGTAGACAAACTCCCGGACGGCAGGAAAGAACGCTTTCACGTTTTCATAAACACCGTGGCCGACGCCGGTTGAGTCGATGCCTATATAGGTCACGTTGTATTGCTGCGTGAGTTTTTGGATAGCTTCCGCCTGAGCGCGGAAATCCATCCCGCGCCATTGATGGCGCTCAAGGATGCGGAATTTACCGCCCGGCACGGTCGGCGGTGCCAGTACCACACACCCGGCGCTGTCACCATTCTGCGTCCCTTTTGCGGGGTCATAACCGATCCATACCTCACGCCAGCCAAATGGGCGCAGCGCCAGCGCGTGAAAGTCGCTCCACACTTCCCAGCTGTCCACCATGCACGCCTGCAATTCACTGAGCGGGAAAACCGACGCGAGATCGTCGATAAACTCGCACATCAGCAGGTTCTGGTATTCGTCCGGGCTGTACTCCATGCGCAGCTGGTTAAGGTCGAACAGGTTGCAGCCGCCGCGTACGGCGTCTTCGACGGTAACTATCTGGCGATACTGCCCGTCCGCGCAGAGCAGGCCAGGAGCCAGATTGCTATGGGTCAGATCAATGTCCACCTTGTCCGTTTTAGCGCGGCCCCGGTTAAATAATGCGCCGGACCAGAACGGATAAGCGCTGTGCGTCAGGCTGGAGGGCGTGGAAAAGTAGGTCTGTCGCCATTTCTTATGGATCGCCATGCCGGAGGCAACTTTGCGCAGCTCCTGAAATTTCGGAATCCAGAAATATTCATCAAGGTACAGATTGCCGTGATAACTCTGCGCGGTGCGGGCGTTGGTGCCGAGGAAGTACAGGCACGCCCCGTTGCTGAGCGTCATCGGGTCGCCTTTCAGCTCCACATCAACCTCTTTGGCAAAGTCGATAATGTATTGCTTAAAGACGTGCGCCTGCGCTTTGCTGGCGGAAAGAAATATCTGGTTGCGCCCGGTAGTGATGGCATCGATCAGCGCCTCGCGGGCAAAAAAGTAGGTTGCGCCGATCTGGCGGGATTTCAGCAGGTTGCGGATACGGTGCTTAACACCGGCCTGCCACCAATGGCGCTGATACTCAAACATGCCGTCGCGGAAGATTTCTTCTAGTTTTTCGATCTGTTCGTCGGTAAAAACGTTCTTTTCCGGCTGCTTACGCGGGCCTTTGTTACGGTTGGCGACATTGGGGTTAAGATCGGCTTCGTTCCCGCCGTTGTTGAATTTGCCGATGCGGGCGTGACGTTCTGACTGGCGTGCCAGCAGGTCAATCTCTTTAAAGTCTTTTCCCTCCTTCTGCTCCTTCATGATGAGCTGGCAGTAGCGTGCGGCGGTGGTGAGCTGCATCTGATCCAGCGGACCATACTCGCCCCACTTGTCGCGCTTCTTCCAGCTGTGTACGGTTGCAACTTTCTCGCCCAGCATTTCAGCAATGCGGGCTACGCGGTATCCCTGAAAATAGAGCAGCATGGCCTGCCTGCGGGGATCGAGGTCTGCGGGTGTCAGTGTCATGTCCATCACGCAAACATACGGCCTTGCCTGGCCGCTTTCCCCGGCTGCGCTTTGTGTGGCTTATTGCACAAGCTCCGCGCGTTGTTTCACCCCTCCATCACCGCAAACATAAGGCTCCAGTAAGTTTTTTCTAACGGAGCACGGCTCATGACAGTGAAAGCAAAGCGTTTCCGTATCGGGGTGGAAGGTGCCACGACCGACGGGCGCGAAATCCAGCGCGACTGGCTGGAGCAGATGGCGGCCAGCTATAACCCGCAGGTGTATACCGCGCAGATAAACCTTGAGCATATCAAGTCCTATCTGCCGGACAGCACCTTTAACCGTTACGGTACCGTCTCTGCACTGGTTGCCGAAGAAATCAAAGATGGCCCGCTGGCTGGCAAGATGGCGCTGTACGCCGATATTGAGCCGACAGGTTCGCTTGTTGAACTGGTGAAAAAAGGCCAGAAGCTTTTCACCTCTATGGAGGTCAGCCCGAAATTTGCCGACAGCGGCAAAGCCTACCTGGTGGGACTGGCAGCCACTGACGATCCGGCAAGCCTCGGTACGGAAATGCTGACATTCAGCGCCAGCGCCAACCATAACCCGCTGGCGAACCGCAAGCAGAACCCGGCCAACCTCTTTTCCGAAGCCGTTGAAACGGTGATCGAACTGGAAGAAGTCCCGGATGATAAACCCTCTCTCTTTTCCCGCGTTGCCGCCATGTTCAGCAAAAAAGAGCAGACGGATGAGGCTCGCTTTTCCGATGTGCATAAAGCCGTGGAGCTGGTTGCCACCGAGCAGCAGAACCTGAGCGAGCGCACCGACAAATTCCTGAGCGAGCAGGGCGAACGCCTTTCCGCGCTGGAAACTTCTTTGCAGGAGCAGCAGGCAGCCTTTGCCGAGCTGCAGGAAAAGCTGAGCCGCGAAGACAGTCGTAAAGATTACCGCCAGCGTGCGCCGGGCGGTGACGCACCGGCTGGCGCCCTGACCAATTGCTGATGGAGCATAAAACCCGATGAAACAGAAAACCCGCTTTGCTTTTAATGCTTACCTGCAGCAACTGGCGCGCCTGAACGGTGTGGAGGTCACTGAACTTTCCAGCAAATTCACCGTAGAGCCATCGGTGCAGCAGACGCTTGAGGACCAGATCCAGCAGTCCGCCGCCTTCCTGACATTAGTTAACGTGATGGGAGTTGCTGAGCAGTCCGGCCAGTTGCTGGGGCTGGGCGTGGGCAGCACCATTGCTGGAACTACCGACACCACCACCAAAGAACGTGAGCCGACCGATCCGACCGTGATGGCGGATATGGAGTACAAGTGCGAGCAGACCAACTTTGATACGGTGCTGACTTACGCAAAACTGGATCTGTGGGCCAAGTTCCAGGACTTCCAGGTGCGTATCCGCGACGCCATTGTTAAACGCCAGGCGCTGGACCGCATCATGATCGGCTTTAACGGCGTGAAGCGTGCCAAAACATCCAACCGTACCGAAAACCCGCTGCTGCAGGATGTGAATAAAGGCTGGCTGCAGAAAATCCGCGAAGACGCCCCGGATCATGTTATGGGCAGCACCACCAAAGATGGCGTAACCACTAACAGTGCGGTGAAGGTGGGGAAAAGTGGCGACTATGCCAACCTGGACGCACTGGTGATGGATGCCATCAACGAGCTTATCGATCCGATTTTCCAGGACGATGACGATCTGGTGGTAGTTTGTGGGCGCGAGCTGCTCTCTGATAAATATTTCCCGCTGGTCAACAAAGAGCAGGAAAACAGCGAAAAGCTGGCCGCTGATCTCATCATCAGCCAGAAACGCATGGGCGGTTTGCAGGCAGTCCGTGCGCCTTACTTCCCGGCTAATGCTGTGCTGATCACCCGCCTGGATAACCTCTCCATCTACTGGCAGGAAGACACCCGCCGCCGTTCGGTTATCGATAACCCGAAACGCGATCGCATCGAAAACTATGAGTCCGTTAATGAGGCGTATGTGGTGGAGGATTACCGCTGCGCCGCTCTGGTGGAAAACATTGAGATCGGTGATTTCAGCTCGCCTGCTGCGGTGCAGTCTACGTCTGTAGAAGAACCTGCCGAAACAGAAACCGAGGAGTAATACATGAGCCTGAGTCCCGCACGGCAGCACCGCCTGCGCATTCAGGCCGAACAGGCCGCCCGCGAGGGCGGCAGTGTTCGCCATGCCTCGGGCTATGACCTGATGCTGCTGCAACTGGCAGAAGACCGCCGCCGCCTTAAAGGCATCCAGTCCACGGTGAAAAAAGCGCAAATCAAGGTGGAGCTGCTGCCGCGCTATGCCGCCTGGGCTGAGGGTGTGCTGGCCGCCGACGGCGCTCAGCAGGATGACGTGCTGATGTACGTGATGCTCTGGCGTATCGATGCCGGTGATTTTGCCGGAGCGCTGGAAATCGGTCGTCACGCACTGCGCCACGGCTGGGTGATGCCGCTAGGTAATCGCAACGTGCAGACCGTACTGGCGGAGGAAATCGCCGACGCCGCGCAGAGCGCCATATTAGCCGCTGAACCTTTCGATCCTGAGCCGCTTTTGCAGACGCTGGAGCTGACGACCGGCGCTGATATGCCGGACCAGTCGCGGGCGCGCCTGCATAAAGCTATTGGCGCCGTGCTGAGCGAAAGCAACCCGGCCTCGGCCCTTAATCACCTCAACCACGCGTTGCAGCTCGATCCCCGGTGTGGTGTGAAAAAAGATAAACAGCAGCTGGAGCGCAGACTGCGCAATGACAGCCGCTAACGGAACGTGCCCCCGCGCACGGGCGGCACGGGGTGGCGACAGGCTTTGCCTTATCAAAACTCCGTTCACCGCCCACTTATTCAGGAGAAGGCAGTATGCAGTTTGTTGCGCCTGAATCCGCACCAGAGCAGGCAGAAGTTATTCCTAATACCGATTTCTGGCCGGATGTAGATCTTTCCCGGTTTCGCCGCGTGATGCGCACCGATGGCACGGTTACGGCCGACCGCCTGAAACAGCTGGCACTGACCGCCATTTCAGAAGTCAACGCAGAGCTGTATGACTTCCGCAAACGTCAGCAAGCGCTCGGCTATCACGCGCTCGCTGAGGTTCCTGCAGAGAAGCTGGACGGTGTAAGCGAGCGCATTCATCACTATCACAATGCGGTTTATTGCTGGGCGCGCGCTGTGCTCAATGAGCGTTATCAGGACTATGACGCCACGGCGTCCGGGGTGAAACGCGGCGATGAGCTGGCCGAGGCAAGCGGTGATTTGTGGCGTGACGCGCGCTGGGCAATCAGCCGTGTGCAGGATGCACCGCACTGCACGGTGGAGCTTATCTGATGAATGTGCGTGCGCACCAGTATGACACGGTGGACGCGCTCTGCTGGCGTCATTACGGGCTCACGCAGGGCGTCACTGAGCAGGTATTGCAGGCAAATCCGGGGCTGGCTGAGTACGGCCCTTTTTTGCCTCATGGTCTGCAGGTGGAGCTGCCGGACATTACGCAAACCCCGACGGTGCAGACCGTCCAGCTATGGGACTGAATTATGACGCTTGAGCGAATCAGCGCCTTTATCACGTATTGCATCGCTGTTGTTCTGGCATGGCTGGGCGATCTCTCCCTTAAGGATGCCTCAACGGTGGGCGGCGTGCTGATTGGTGTGCTGATGCTGTTAATCAACTGGTATTACAAACACAAAACTTACCAGCTGCTGCGCGACGGGCAGATCTCGCGGGAGGACTATGAATCCATCAATCGTTAAACGCTGCCTGGCTGGCACAGTGCTGGCAATCGCCGCTACACTGCCGGGTTTTCAGCAGCTTCACACCTCCGTAGAGGGATTAAAGCTAATTGCTGATTACGAAGGCTGCCGCCTGCAGCCATACCAGTGCAGCGCCGGAGTATGGACCGATGGCATCGGCAATACATCTGGCGTGATCCCCGGCTGGAGCATCACGGAACGGCAGGCCGCGCAGGGGCTGATTACTAATGTACTGCGCGTGGAACGGGCACTGGATAAATGCGTGGCGCAGTCGATGCCGCAAAAGGTCTATGACGCGGTGGTGTCGTTTGCCTTCAACGTCGGCACCGGCAACGCCTGCAGCTCCACGCTGGTGAAGTTGCTGAATCAACAGCGCTGGGCAGATGCGTGCCGACAGCTGCCGCGCTGGGTCTATGTCAAAGGCGTGTTTAATCAGGGGCTGGATAACCGCCGCGCGCGGGAAATGGCCTGGTGCCTGCAAGGGGCGGGAGTATGACGCGCACGCTGGCGATTGTTCTGGCGCTTTTGGTTGTGGTGATGGGCTGGCAGGCATGGCGGCTCAACAATGCCAGCCACACCATCGAGACGCAGGGCGAGGCGCTGAAAAACAAAACACAGGAACTGACGAAGAAAAACAGCCAGCTGATCGGTCTCTCCATTCTGACCGAAACCAACAGCCGGGCGCAGACGCGGCTTTATGCGGCGGCAGAACAAACCGCTGCGATGCTGCGAAACCGCCAGCACCGTATTGAGGAACTGAAACGTGAAAATGAAGAGTTGCGCCGCTGGGCTGATACTCCTTTGCCTGCTGATGTTATCCGGCTGCGCGCAAGACCGGCTCTCGCCGGAGGTGCAGCTTACCGTGAGTGGTTGTCCCAGAGTGACGCAGTGCCGCCTGGAACGATCAGCGCCGCGCAGTAATGGCGACCTGAACGCTCAGTTGGATGAAACCGAGGCCGCCTGGGCGGTCTGTGCTGACAAAGTGGACACGATTATTGCGTGCCAGGAGCGAGAGAGTGAACAAGCCGCAGTCCTTACGCCGCGCCTTAAATAAGGCGGTGCCGTATGTCCGGGACAATCCGGATAAGCTGCATCTTTTCGTCGATAACGGTTCACTGGTGGCAACCGGCGCCAGCTCCATGTCGTGGGAATACCGCTACACGCTGAATGTGATTATTGAGGATTTCAGCGGCGATCAGAATTTATTAATGGCTCCGGTGCTTCTTTGGCTGCGTGAAAATCAGCCCGACGCTATCAACAATCCAGAGCTGCGTGAAAAGCTGCTGACGTTTGAGGTGGATATTCTGCTTAACAATCTTTGCGATCTCAGCCTGAATCTGCAGCTGACGGAGCGTGTGCTGGTTAGTTCCGACGGCACCGTGTCGAACGTTGAGGCGGTGCCGGAGCCGGATGAACCCGAAGAAATGTGGCTGGTGAAACGTGGATGAACTGCAGAGAGTCGATGAGTGGCTGACGGCGCTGCTGGCAAATCTGGAGCCTGCAGCCCGCAAAAATATGATGCGCGAACTGGCGCAGCAACTGCGCCGGAGCCAACAGGACAATATCAGAATGCAGCGCAACCCGGACGGCACCGCCTACGAACCGCGCCGGGTAACAACCCGCAGTAAAAAAGGGCGCATCAAAAGGCAGATGTTTACCAAGTTACGCACCGCTAAATACCTGAAAACCGCCGCCAGCGCAGACTCCGCCAGCGTGCAGTTTGCCGGGCAAGTGCAACGCATTGCGCGGGTGCATCATTACGGTGAAAAAGATAGAGTGACTAAACGTGGACCAAAAATAAAGTATATTGCCAGAAAACTCATCGGTTTTAATAAAAATAGTATTTCAATAATTCAAGAATTTTTGTTGAGATAATTGATGAATGTTTTTTAAAGGGGAAGGCGGTTTGTTTAACCGCCTTAACGTTATTACTCCAGATGCTCTGAGAGTATTTTTAATGGTTCAATTGGTTGGAATGCTTTCATTGAGGTAAGTATGCTTTTTACTTCCTGCACTACTTTTTGTAATGGGTTTTCTGTTGCTGATAAATATGTGGTTAAATCCTGTCCGGAAAAACGAATTACATATGGAAGGATTGCTAAAATAACAGGAGTCCACAGATCAATCAATTGGTCGAGAGTATTGTTTTTAGCTAGGGCGGTATTATATTTATACTTCACTAATTTTTTGTTTAATGGCTTGTCTGTTAATTCTTCCAGTATTTCACCGATTATTGCGATCAAGAAGAAACGAGACTTGAGGTTTTGGAGAAATAAAAGATTATCTTCGTCATTTTTTATTTTTTTTTCTTTTGATTTTATTTGAGCTTTAACTCTTTCAATTGCTTTGGATATGGTGTAGGCACATAAAATATGCTGCGCTTTTGAATCGTTGAAAGCATTATCATACGCACTCTTAGTATCGAATACGTAATTCTTACCTCTATTTGCGCTAGCATAGTCACCATGCAAGGCAATAAGGGGTTGGGCTACGGATTCAATCCCAAAAACTGAACCTGTATTTTCAAAACCGCGCTTTAAAGAATACGAGTATCCAAGTGTACGGAATTCAGCTTCGACTTGTTTTTGTTCTGTGCTATTTGAGTAGTGATCCCATGTAGTAATATGGTTTTGTGTATTGTTGTACTGGACGATTTTTTTTACTTTTTCAGAATCATTACACTCAATTACCTTACAAAGTACTTTTAAGCCTTCTAGTTTTTGAATATCCTGTACAGAACCGATAGAACCAGTTGTTTGGGCCCCATTGATAATAGAAATGCCTTCTAAAATATTTTTATTTTTGTTGAATTTTGTTGTTAGGATTGATACCCCATTATTAAAAACAAAAAAATCCTTTGGCGATGCTTCTGCTGTACTCTTTATCGAAGAGTTGATTTTCTTTCTGTTTAATCCCATAAAACCACGATAGTTTGCCGAGAATAATTCCGCTCCATGTGCTTTAAATAATGAATTTAACCAACTGCCGTTTGCAAAACCAACGTGTGAAGTCCAACCATCCCCTTGAATGGAATCGATCAACTCTCCATTAAAATTGATATCTTCTTTGACAACAATTTGTTGAGATAGCGCAATGTAGAGTTTTTCCAGACTCTTTACACCTAATTCTTTGCACGTTATTTCGATTTCTTTATCACTAAACCGACCAGCTAAATGGCTCTTGCATGTTTCTAATTCCGTACGCACTTGTTCTGATTCTGCACAGTTATGAATGTATAATAACTCGATAGCCTCAATTTCGCCATCTTCAATTAATTTTCTGACCTCGGCTATCTTGATGCGTAATTTTTGGTTTGGTGATGTATTATTACCTGAAATAATCCATGCTAGAGCAGTGTTTAAATCCGAGGCTTTATTGGCTGGGGCTGCTGGTTTTAATAATTCTTGATTTGTATAATAACCTTGAGCAATAAGTAAAGTTGAATTAACAACAGTGATAAAGTCTATTTTTTTATCACTACTCCCATCGGTTAGACCATCGGATGCTAATTTGTCGAAGTCAGATTCATCTAGGTAGAGACCTAATGACCATAATAAATGGGCATTTCCTATACCATATTTTTCAAGCAGATCAGTTTTGTTTAAGAGTTGCTTCAAATGTTCCATTTTGGGTAGTCACTTCTCGTTGTTAACAAAGCTAATGCTGATAATCTATATGGGATTATTCTTATCTTCTAGTACTTTGTGCCATTGTTTACACAAATTTAAAAGCTATCTCTCAAAAATGAGATGTTGCAATGTATTTGCATGAACGCACAACTCACAGAAATCATGCGCCTTATCACCAATCTGATCCGCACCGGCATCGTGACCGAAGTGGATCGGGAAAACTGGCTGTGCCGGGTGAAGGTGGGCGAGCTTGAAACCAACTGGATTAACTGGCTGACCCTGCGCGCCGGTAGCGCCCGCACATGGTGGTGCCCGTCACCGGATGAGCAGGTGGTGGTTTTGAGCATGGGTGGCAATCTGGAAACTGCTTTTGCTCTGCCTGCCATCTACTCCAACCAATACGCGCCGCCGTCGGATTCTGTGGATGGTTGCGTAACGGAATACCCGGACGGAGGCTGGTTTGAGTATGACCCCGCCACCGGGCGCTGGCTGGTTAAAGGTATCAAATCACTGGTCATTGAAGCTGCAGACAATATCACCCTCAAAACCGGTGAGTTTGTGGTGGAGGCCGACCGCACGCGCATCAATAGCGAAGTGGTGATCAATGGGGGCGTTACCCAGGGCGGCGGCGCGATGAGTTCAAACGGGATCGTGGTGGATAAACACGGTCACACCGGCGTTAAGTCCGGCGGCGATACGTCGGGAGGCCCGGTATGACGCTTTATAGCGGGATGAGCCAGAGCAACGGCCAGGCCATTACGGATACTGACCATCTGCGCCAGTCGGTGCGGGATATTCTGCTGACGCCGCAGGGCAGCCGCATTGCCCGCCGGGAATATGGTTCTCTGCTTTCTACACTGATTGACCGGCCACAAAACCCGGCGCTACGCCTGCAGATTATGTCTGCGGTCTATATGGCGCTAAGCCGCTGGGAGCCACGGTTAAGGCTTGATTCCATCACCATTAACAGCAGCTTTGACGGCGCAATGGTGGTTGAGCTTACCGGGCAGCGCAATGACGGCGCGCCGGTTTCCCTTTCCGTATCGACAGGAGCAGGCAATGGCGGTTATTGATCTTTCCCAATTGCCAGCGCCGCAGATAGTGGATATCCCGCATTTCGAAACGCTGCTGGCGGAACGCAAGGCTGCCTTTGTGGCGCTTTACCCGCAGGACGAGCAGGAAGCGGTGCGCCGCACGCTGGCGCTGGAATCTGAACCCGTCACCAAGCTATTACAGGAAAATACCTACCGCGAGATCCTGCTGCGCCAGCGCATCAATGAAGCTGCGCAGGCGGTAATGGTGGCGTATGCCATTGGCAGCGATCTTGAACAGCTGGCCGCCAATTATAACGTGAAGCGCCTGACGGTTACGCCAGCCGATAACAATGCCGTGCCGCCGATCGCTGCGGTCATGGAAAGCGATGAGGCACTACGCTTGCGTGTGCCTGCGGCATTTGAGGGGCTGTCCGTTGCGGGGCCGACGGCGGCCTATGAATTTCACGCGAAAAGTGCGGATGGGCGCGTGGCGGATGCCAGCGCAACCAGCCCGGCCCCGGCGCAGGTGGTGCTTACCGTGTTGAGCCGCGAGGGCGACGGCACGGCAGAAGATGATTTGCTGGCGGTGGTTGAGCAGGCGCTGAACAGCGAGAACGTCCGCCCGGTAGCTGACCGTCTGACGGTACGCAGCGCGGAGATCATCCCGTACAGCGTGAACGCGACGATTTTTCTTTATCCGGGGCCGGAGGCTGAACCGGTGATGGCAGCGGCAAAAGCCAGCCTGCAGAAGTACATCGCCAGCCAGACGCGGCTCGGGCGCGATATCCGCCGCAGTGCTATCTATGCTGCGCTTCACGTCGAAGGCGTGCAGCGGGTGGAGCTGGTTTCCCCGCCGCAGGATGTTATTTTGAACAAGACACAAGCCGCCTCCTGTACGCAGTGGAGCGTAACCAATGGGGGGACGGATGAATAGTCTGCTGCCGCCAGGTTCATCGCCGCTTGAGCGCCGGCTGGCACAAAGCTGCAGCGGTATTTCGGATCTTAAGGTGCCGCTGCGTGATTTATGGAACCCGGCAACGTGCCCGGCCAGCTTCCTGCCTTATCTTGCCTGGGCATTTTCTGTTGACCGCTGGGACGAAAGCTGGGCGGAAAGTGTTAAGCGCCGTGTGGTACAGGATGCTTTTTACATCCATCAGCACAAAGGGACTACCAGCGCCGTGCGTCGTGTCGTGGAGCCGTTCGGTTTTCTGATCCGCATCATTGAGTGGTGGCAGACCGGCGAGGCGCCGGGCACGTTTCGTCTGGATATTGGTGTGCAGGACCAGGGCATCACAGAGGAAACATATCTGGAGCTTGAGCGCCTGATCGGTGACGCCAAACCCTGTAGCCGCCACCTGTCAGGCATATCCATTAACCTGCAAACTGGCGGCACGTACTGGCTCGGTGCTTCCAATTACAGCGGGGAAGAAATCACGATTTACCCCTACCTCAACGAAACCATCACTTCCGGCGGTACCGCTTACGACGGTGCTGCAACCCATGTTATTGACACAATGAGACTGAATCCATGAGCGCGAAATTTTATACCCTGCTGACGGATATCGGCGCGGCGAAACTGGCGAGCGCTACCGCGTTGGGCGTACCGCTGAACATTACCCAGATGGCGGTGGGGGATGGTGGCGGTGTGCTGCCGACACCCAACGCGCAGCAGACGAAACTGATTGCTGAGAAACGCCGGGCTGCTCTCAATATGCTGTATATCGACCCGCAGAACAGCAGCCAGATTATCGCTGAGCAGGTGATCCCGGAAACCGAGGGCGGTTGGTGGATTCGGGAGGTTGGACTATACGATGATACCGGCGCGCTGATTGCCGTCGGTAACTGCCCGGAAAGCTATAAACCGCGACTGGCCGAGGGAAGCGGACGCACGCAGACCGTACGCATGGTGCTGATTACCAGCAGTACTGAAAACGTGACGTTAAAAATTGACCCGGCAGTGGTGCTGGCAACGCGTAAATATGTTGATGATAACGTGCTGGAACTGAAGGTGTATGTGGATGACCAGATGGTAAAGCACCTGGCCGCTGCTGATCCTCATCCGCAATATGCGCCAAAAGAAAGTCCGACTTTCACCGGCACGCCAAAAGCGCCGACGCCTGTTGCAGGTAATAACACCACGCAGCTTGCCACGACTGCGTTTGTGCAGGCGGCACTGGTTGCATTGATTGGTGGTGCGCCTGCCACGCTGGACACGCTGAAAGAGATTGCCGCAGCACTTAACAATGATCCGAATTTTAGCGCCACGATTAATAATGCGCTGGCGTTGAAAGCACCTCTGGCAAGCCCGGCTCTCACCGGAACGCCGACGGCCCCTACGGCTGCGCAGACGGTTAACAACACGCAAATTGCCACCACGGCGTTTGTTAAAGCAGCTATCGCCGGGCTGGTAAATTCATCTCCTGCTGCACTTGATACGCTGAATGAACTGGCCGCCGCGCTGGGTAATGATCCGAACTTTGCCACGACCGTGACAAATGCCCTGGCGGCGAAGCAACCTTTAGATGCCACGCTTACCGAGCTTTCCGGGAAAGACGTTTCCGGCCTTGTCCAATACCTCGGCTTAGGTGATGGCTCAGGGCGGCTAATCAATATACGTACGTTTACATCATCGGGAGCCTACGTCCCCACTGCGGGAACAAAGAAAATCAGGGTTCGCATTATTGGAGGTGGTGGTGCCGGTGGCGGCGCGGCTGCATCAACGGTATCAGGACACCTGGCGGCAGGCCATGGCGGTAATGGCGGGTCATACGGTGAGACCGGACTGATTGACGTAAGCGGTATTGCTTCAGTCGCGGTTACTGTCGGGGCAGCAGGTGTGGGGGCGGTCGGTGCTAATGGCACGGATGGCGGGGCGTCCGCTTTCGGAAATTACATCATCGCACCGGGCGGCAGAGGCGGCAATTACGGGATGGCCGGGCCAGCCAGCGACTCATGGGTGCCGGACCATACGCAAAGCGATGAATGTACCGGCACCGCGATGTTAATCAGTATTCCCGGTCAGGGTGGTTTCGGGCAGATGTCTTTTGTCACTGGCTCAGCCAAAGGCGGGCGTGGTGGAAATTCTGTGCTGGGAACCGGCGGTTCCGCCTATGTGATCAATGCCACCGGTGGATACGGGTGGGGGCTGGGCGGTGGGGGGGCTGGTTCTGTCACAACATACGCCAACGGAACATCGGCCACGGCTGGCGGCCACGGTGCGCGAGGTGAAGTTATTGTGGAGGAATACGCATAATGGCAGATTACGCTTTAATCAAAGATGGCGTTGTCGAGAATGTGGTTATCTGGGATGGTGAAGGCGATATTTTCGCTGATTACACCGCAGTCAGTATCGACGGGCTTACAGCAGGCATCGGCTGGTCATATGACGGAAAAACGTTCACCGCTCCGCCGGTGCCGGAGCTGACCCGTGAAGAATATGTCGGGCAGGCTGAATTAACGAAAGCCGGATTGCTCTCTTCTGCGCGGACGACAATCAGCATCTGGCAGTCTGAATTGCTGCTGGGAACTATCAGTGACGAAGATAAAACCAGCCTGGTTGACTGGCTGGCTTATATTAAGGCAGTGGAGGCCATCGACACATCAACGGCGCCAGAGATTAGCTGGCCGCAACTTCCGGTGGTGTAGGCCACTTTGGATCTGCTGTATCGACATGGTTTCATTGTACCCGGCTTGTCCACCAAGCCGTCAACACGGTAGTTTCGGCGCCCATGGCAATTCTTACGCCGGAAGCAAGCCGGTCGGTTGAATGCCGCAGGCGAAAAAACGTGAGAAGGTTGCGTTAACTTTTGACGTGGGGATTTCCACGTTATATAAAAAATTTCCGGCCTCAATGTAAATTCAATAACAGATTTATGCCTGACGGTTACGTTATTTCAACGTTGTGTCGGCATGAAATCAGAGTGGATAAGAAGACATGGATATATATCTGAACCAGAACAGGTTTACCAATTACTATCTGGCCATGGCGCAGATAGATGCGCACTCACTGTGGAACGTCGCATCACAGGTTGCCAGCGCTCATTTGAAAGATGGCCTGACCCGCATCAGGTTTCTTGACGAAATTAAAGGCTTTATCAGTAACCAGCTTAACGGCATTAAGCAGGCGAAAGATGACGATGTATGCAAGGAGTGCATGAATAATTTAAAGGCAGAACGCAATAACCTACAGATTCAGGACAGAATGCTACGCACTGGCGAAGCTTATCTGACTGCAGCCGTAAAACTCTATGAAGATAATGGGAAACTTGTAGGGTATGCGATCAGCGCAATAGGCATTGTTGTTGGTGGACTGCAGGTTGTCGGCGGTGCAATTATGGCTGTGGGTTCCGCTGGTACCGGGAACATCCTGGGGGTAGTTGCTGGAGCAACCCTGATCTTTCATGGTACCAGCAACCTTCTGCAAAATGTTGATAAGCTGACAGGGGTGCCAAATCCAAGAAACATTGCTCAGGATGCGTATATGGGTGCAGCAGAGTTTCTTGGGTTCGAGCGTAAAACAGGCATGTTAGCCTATCAAGGGATGAACCTGGTTACGTCAATGTACGGAATCTTTCGTCCGATTCTCAAACCAGAAAGCAGGCGTTTGTTTAATTGGTTAACTACTGACTTTTACAGGAAAGTGTCAACTATGACTCGTCCAGCGCTGGTTCTTGAGGTTGGTAAATCCGGCCAAAAACTTTATACAATGGGCAAAACGTATAATACCGATGAAAAAGAATTTGCCCGGTAGGCGAAAAGGAGGGTTATCCCTCCTTACGTAAAAACTTCACTGCTTTCCATGAAACAGACAGCGGCGCCATTCCCAATATAAAAATACATAAAACGATAATTATTGCGAAATAAATCAATCCATTACCGTAATCTCTTGTCATGGTGGCATAGGTGGTAAAAAGCAGTAAGCCAATGACAATGATCCAGGACGCATAGAAACGTCTTTTAAGCTCAACTAAAAGTGAACGCAGGGTACGATCTTTACGCTGCGGGTCTTCAAGTACTGCACGAAACATCGCAATGTTTTTATCAGTAAACCCGTATGACCGAAGTTTCGTTTCCTGTTGTGCGTCTATCACTCTTTACTCCTGAACTTTGAATCTCCTGCCTGAATTATATAAAACAATAACAGTTAAAGATGATTAAAAACAGATTCACCGATCACTGAAATCACGAGTTGCTCCATTGTGTCAGTGATCAAACAAAGCCCGCCGCGTGCGCCGCGTGCATAACAACCAGAACATAAGCATACCCCTCTAACCCGGAGAGATTGCCTTATGGCTCAGGATTACCATCACGGCGTGCGCGTTATTGAAGTCAACGAAGGCACCCGATCCATTACCACGGTGAGCACCGCTATCGTGGGCATGGTCTGCACCGGCGATGATGCCGATGCGTCCGTGTTTCCCCTCAATAAGCCGGTACTGCTGACCGACGTGCTGAGCGCCAGCGGAAAAGCGGGCGAGTCGGGCACGCTGGCTCGTTCACTGGATGCGATTGCCGACCAGGCCAAACCCGTAACCGTCGTGGTACGAGTGGCGCAGGGCGAAACCGAAGCGGAAACCACCTCAAACATCATCGGCGGTGTGACCGCTGACGGTAAAAAAACAGGTATGAAAGCGTTGCTTTCGGCGCAGTCGCAGCTCGGCGTGAAGCCGCGCATTCTCGGCGTGCCGGGGCATGATACCCAGGCTGTTGCGACTGAATTACTGAGCGTGGCGCAAAGCTTACGTGCTTTTGCTTATTTGTCTGCTTATGGCTGTAAAACGGTGGAAGAAGCCATTGCCTACCGTGCTAATTTCAGCCAGCGCGAGGGGATGCTGATCTGGCCTGATTTCATCAGCTTTGACACTGTACTGAATGCTGATGCAGCCGCTTACGCAACCGCCCGTGCGCTCGGTCTGCGCGCCAAAATCGACGAACAGACCGGCTGGCATAAAACGCTGTCTAACGTGGGCGTGAATGGCGTCACCGGTATTTCTGCCGATGTGTTCTGGGATCTGCAGGACCCGGCAACGGACGCCGGGCTGCTGAACCAGAACGACGTCACCACGCTTATCCGCAAAGATGGTTATCGCTTCTGGGGTTCCCGTTGCCTCAGTGATGATCCGCTGTTTGCGTTTGAAAACTACACCCGCACGGCGCAGGTGCTGGCAGACACCATTGCCGAGGCGCATATGTGGGCGGTGGATAAACCGCTTAACCCGTCTCTGGCCCGCGACATTATCGAAGGCATTCGCGCCAAACTGCGCAATATGGTGAACGAGGGTTATCTCATCGGCGGCGACTGCTGGCTGGATGAGTCCGTGAACGATAAGGATTCCCTGAAAGCCGGGAAACTCACTATCGACTACGACTATACGCCGGTTCCGCCGCTTGAAAACCTGATGCTGCGCCAGCGCATCACTGATCAATACCTGATTGATTTCGCCAGCCAGGTCAGCGCTTAAGGGGGCAACATGGCATTACCACGCAAGTTAAAACATCTGAACCTGTTTAACGACGGTAACAACTGGCAGGGGATCGTCGAATCCCTGACCCTGCCGAAATTCACCCGCAAGTTTGAAAAGTATCGCGGCGGCGGCATGGCTGGCGCGGTGGATGTGGATATGGGGCTGGATGACGGCGCGCTGGACACGGAATTTTCAATCGGTGGGATGGAGTCGCTGATCTTCAAACAGCTGGGTAAAGCAACCGCCGATGCCGTGCAGCTGCGGTTTACCGCATCCATTCAGCGCGACGATACCGGCGAAGTGCAGGCCGTGGAACTGGTTACGCGCGGGCGCCCAAAAGAGGTGGATTCCGGCGAGCTGAAATCCGGGGAGAGCAACTCCAGCAAAGTCAGTTTTACCAACAGCTACGCCAAACTGACCATCAATGGCGAGGTGCTGTACGAGGTTGATCTGATCAACATGATTGAAATCGTGGACGGTGTTGATCTGATGGAAAAACACCGCAGCGCCTTGGGCCTTTAATCATTCTTAGCGGTGCGGCATACCGCGCTTTTCACACCAAATTCAGGAAAATACATGAGCGATACAGCGAACGAAAAAACAGTGGTACTTGATTCCCCGATTCAGCGCGGCAAAACGCAGATCTCGGAAATCGTGCTGCGTAAACCGCAGTCCGGCGCGTTACGTGGCACGCGCCTGCAGGCCATTATGGATATGGATGTCAGCGCCATGATGACCATCATTCCGCGTATTTCCACCCCGACGCTGACCGCGCAGGAAATGGCTGAGTTGGACCCCGCCGATCTCACCGCGCTGTCGGTGGAGGTGGTGACTTTTTTGTTGAAGAAGTCGGTGCTTGCCGGTTTGCCGACAGCCTGACGGTTGATGATTTGGTGGCGGATATCGCCACCATTTTTCACTGGCCGCCGTCCGTCACTGACGTTATGCCGCTGACCGAGGTGCTGGAGTGGCGGCATAAAGCGATGCAAAGAAGCGGGGCCAGCGATGAGTGATAATAACCTGCGTTTGCAGGTGGTTCTTAATGCGGTTGATAAGCTCACCCGCCCATTTCGAAATGCGCAGGCCAGCTCAAAAGAGCTGGCTATTGCCATCCAGCAAAGCCGCGCCCGGCTAAAAGAGCTTGATGCGCAGGCGGGCCGTATCGAAGGCTTCCGTAAGGCCAGTGCTCAGTTAGCCGTCACCGGTACTAATCTCAAAGCCGCGCGTGAAGAAGCCGCGAGGCTTGCCACACAATTTTCTGCTACTAATCGCCCGACGGCTCAGCAGGCGCGATTACTGGAGCAGGCCAAAAACCGGGTAAATGAACTCCAGGATAAATATAACGGGCTGCGTCAGTCGGTACAGCGTCAGCGCCTTGCGCTCAATGAGGCCGGATTCGACACGAAAAAGCTCAGCAGCGCGCAGCGGGAACTTAAGCAGAGTGCCGAGGAAACCCGGCAGGCGCTGGACCGTCAGCAGCAGTCACTGAAACGTCTGGGCCAACAACAGGCACGAATGAATGCCGCCCGCGAGCGTTATTCCCGCAGCCTGGAAAAGCGCGATCGTATTGCAGGTGCCGGAGCAACCACGGCAGCGGCAGGGCTGGCGATGGGCGCACCGATTCTGGCAGCGGTCAAAAGCTATGCTGGCATGGAAGACGCCATGAAAGGCGTGGCGAAGCAGGTTAACGGCTTGCGCGATGATAATGGCAATCGTACTGCCCGGTTTTATGAAATGCAGGATGCCATCAAAGCCGCCAGCGAAAAGCTGCCGATGCAAAACGGTGCTGTGGATTTTGCTGCGCTGGTTGAAGGCGGCGCACGTATGAATGTAGCAAATCCTGACGATAGCTGGGAGGACCAGAAGCGCGATCTGCTGGTCTTTGCGGCGACCGCCGCAAAAGCGTCAACAGCGTTTGAATTGCCCGCAGACGAGCTTTCTGAAAGTCTGGGGAAAATTGCGCAGCTTTATAAAATCCCGACCCGCAATATTGAGCAACTCGGCGATGCCCTGAACTACCTGGACGACAACGCCATGTCCAAAGGCTCTGACATTATTGATGTGTTGCAGCGCATGGGTGGCGTAGCGGATCGTCTGGACTACCGAAAAGCCGCTGCGCTGGGTTCCACATTCCTCTCACTTGGCGCGGCGCCCGAAGTGGCGGCCAGCGCCGCGAATGCAATGGTGCGTGAGCTGTCCATTGCCACAATGCAGAGCAAAAGTTTTTTTGAGGGTATGGCACTCCTCAAGCTCGATCCGAAAAAGATTGAAAAGGAGATGACGCGGGACGCGATGGGGACCATCCAGCGCGTGCTGGAGAAGGTCAACAGCCTGCCTAAAGACAAGCGCCTGAGCGCGATGACGCTGGTTTTTGGTAAAGAGTTTGGTGACGATGCAGCGAAGCTGGCGAATAACCTTCCTGAGTTACGGCGCCAGCTGCAACTCACTGCTGGCAGCGGCGCGAATGGTTCGATGCAGAAAGAATCGGACATTAATAAAGATTCCCTCTCCGCGCAGTGGCAGCTGGTCAAGAGCGGCGCGGCAAATACATTCAGTAGCCTCGGGGAAACGCTGCGCGAACCATTGATGGAAATTATGGGAACGGTGAAAAAGATCACCGGCGCGGTCCGTCGATGGGTGGAAGCCAACCCGGAGCTTGCAGGCAGGTTAATGAAAATTGCTGCCGTGGTGGCAGCCGTCACCGTTGCGCTCGGTACCTTTGCAGTTGCCGTCGCGGCGATACTCGGGCCGCTGGCGCTGCTGCGCTTTAGCACCAGTATGCTGTCGATTAAAGGTCTGAGTAAGCTATCGCCTCTCTTTGGCAAGCTGGGCGGTGTATTCGGTCCTCTAATCCCTGGCCTTTTCTCATCGGGAGAAGGTTTTAAAAAACTGTTTGGCGTATTTACAGGAGGAGAGGCAGGCGAAGCTGTTAACTGGATTGAGCGTATCCGCCAGGCGTTGAGCGGCGATGGGGATAGCGGGGAAGAGGGCGGTATTCTTGATGCTTTCCGTGATGGCGCACTGGATAAAATCAAAGAGCAGGCGCAGAAAACCGGCGAGTCCCTGGTCTCTTCTTTCCGCAATCCACGGGAAGCCATCCGCCAGCTTGGCACATCAATTAAGAGCATGGCAGGCGCTGCTTTCACCCCGCTGGTTTCCTCAGTACGAGGTGCCGGCGGCGTACTGAAGTGGCTGGTGATGTCGCCTTTTGCCTTATTGCGCTTTGCCATTATCGGTATTGGCAGCGTCTTAGGGTTCCTTCTCAGTCCAATCGGGCTGATCATTGCGGCGCTGGCTGGCGTGGCATTGGTTGTCTGGAAATACTGGCAACCAATTTCTGCGTTTTTAGGTGGCGTGGTTGAGGGCTTTAAAGCCGCTGCAGGGCCAATCAGCGCAGCCTTTGAACCGCTTAAGCCAGTATTTCAGTGGATCGGTGACAAGGTAAAAGCGTTGTGGGAATGGTTCACCAATCTGCTTACGCCCGTTAAATCCACTTCTCAGGAACTGGACAACGCAGCAGCGATGGGGCGCAGGTTTGGGGAGGCGCTGGCGGCCGGGCTGAATATGGTAATGCACCCGCTTGATACGCTGAAATCCGGTGTGTCATGGCTACTGCAAAAACTCGGCATCGTCAGCAAAGAGGCGGCAAACGCTAAATTGCCGGAGCATGTCACCCGCCAGCAGGGACCGGTAATGAGTAAAGGCGTACCGGGGATGGTCACCGGGATCGGCTTTGCAGGCATGTTTGACAGCGGAGGCATTATTCCGCGCGGTCAGTTTGGTATCGTCGGGGAAAACGGCCCGGAAATTGTGAACGGCCCGGCGAATATTACCAGCCGCAGGCGCACGGCGGCGCTGGCTTCAGTCGTTGCCGGAGCGATGGGCATTGCCGCCGCCCCGGCAGAAGCGGCCCCGCTGCATCCGTTTAGCCTTCCTGCCATAACCTATCAGGCGCAGCCGGATAAACCTGCCAGCGCCCCGCCGGTAATGCATATTGAAACTCATGCACCCATCACGATTTATGCGCAGGCAGGGCAAAGTGCGCAGGATATCGCGCGGGAAGTGGCGCGACAGCTTGACGAACGTGAACGTCGGGCACGAGCAAAGGCGCGCAGTAATTACAGTGATCAGGGGGGATATGATTCATGATGATGGTGCTGGGGTTATATGTCTTTATGCTGCGCACCGTGCCGTATCAGGAGCTGCAGTATCAGCGCAGCTGGCGGCACGCGACAAACAGCCGCGTGAACCGGCGCCCCTCTACACAGTTTCTTGGACCGGATAATGACACGCTGACCCTTTCCGGCGTACTGCTCCCGGAAATCACCGGCGGCAAGTTGTCTCTGCTGGCGCTGGAACAGATGGCGGAGCAGGGGAAAGCCTGGCCGCTGATTGAGGGCAGTGGCACGATTTACGGCATGTTTGTGATTGAGAGCCTTAACCAGACCAAAACGGAGTTCTTTGCCAGCGGAACGCCCAGAAGAATTGAGTTTTCACTGGCGCTGAAACGGGTGGATGAGTCGCTGACTGATATGTTTGGCAATCTGAACGATCAGCTCACTAATCTGCAGGACACCGCCACGGATGCAATCAGCAAGATTAAAAGCACGGTGGGAGGATTGCTGCAGTGAATTACGGTGAATCTTTCTTTGGCCCTGACAGCAATACTCCGGCTTTCAGCATCGTTATTGAAGGTAAAAATGTTACGGAAACAATGGATAAGCGCTTAATGGGCCTGACGCTGACAGATAACCGTGGCTTTGAGGCGGACCAGCTTGATCTGGAGCTGGATGATGCCGACGGGCAGGTAGTCCTGCCGCGCCGGGGTGCGGTTATTATGCTAGGGCTGGGCTGGAAGGGGCAGCCGCTGTTTCCTAAAGGGCAGTTTACCGTCGATGAGATAGAGCACAGCGGCTCGCCCGACAGGCTGACCATTCGCGCCCGCAGCGCGGATTTCCGTGAAACGCTGAATATCCGCCGGGAAAAATCATGGCATCAGACGACAGTCGGTGAGGTGGTAAAGGAAATTGCGGTCAGGCATAAGCTGCAAATGGCGCTGGGCGAAGACCTCATTAATAAGCCGCTGGATCATCTGGACCAGACCAATGAAAGCGACGCCAGTTTTTTAATGAAGCTGGCCCGGCAGTATGGCGCTATCGCCTCGGTAAAAAACGGCAGGCTGCTTTTTATCCGCCAGGGACAGGGGAAAACGGCCAGCGGTAAAGCGCTGCCGGTCATAACCCTTACCCGCAAGGCAGGAGATAACCACCGCTTTAGCCTGGCTGACCGTGGAGCTTACACGGGCGTGATCGCCAGCTGGTTACATACGCGAGAACCCAAGAAAAAAACGGCAACGAAAGTTAAGCGGCGGCGGAAAAAGACTGCGACGAAAGAGCCGGAAGCGAAGCAGGGCGATTATCTGGTTGGCACCGATGAAAACGTGCTGGTACTTAGCCGCACCTATGCCAACCGGGCGAATGCAGAGCGCGCGGCCAAAGCTAAGTGGGAGCGCCTGCAGCGTGGCGTTGCCTCTTTTTCAATACAGCTGGCAGAAGGGCGGGCGGATCTCTACACCGAAATGCCGGTAAAGGTCAGTGGCTTTAAGCAGCCGATTGATGAAGCGGAGTGGATCATTACCACACTGACGCACTCAGTCACGCCGGACGGGGGCTTTACTACTAACGTTGAATTCGAAGTGAAAATAGATGATCTCGAAATGGAATGATTTGTTCCCTTTTGAGAATAATCAAGTATCATTATTGCGAACTGGTTAAAAGTGAGGGCTAAAGTAAATGATGAATTGTCCTTTGTGTGGTCAGGCTGCCCACACGCGTAGTAGCTTCCAGGTCTCCAGCCAGACCAAAGAACGCTACAACCAGTGCACCAATATTGAATGCGGGCACACTTTCGTGACCCATGAAACGTTTGTGCGCTCTGTCTGCCGACCCGAAAAAATCAGCGCAGCTCCCCCGCATCCAAAAGGAATGCAGCAACAGCTTTCTTACTGACCCGCCGCTGGCGGGTTTTTTATTATCTACTGCCGCCACGGCTGGACGTCTGTCGCCATTTTGCCGCCATAACCAAACAAAAAGGGGCTACGCTTTCACGTAACCCCTTGTTTTATTTGGTGGAGCTGGCGGGAGTTGAACCCGCGTCCGAAATTCCTACATCCTCGGTACTACATGCTTAGTCCGGTCTTTACATTCGCTTGCCAGCTGCGGACGGACACGCCACTAACAAACTAGCCTGATTAGTTTTAACGCTTCAACCCCAGGCAGGGCATCCACGCGATCTCTTTTAGGTTTGACCTCTCTTGATCCCCGTCCTAAGAGCGGAGGCTAGGGAGAGAGGGCTCTAAGCAGGTTATTAAGCTGCTAAAGCGTAGTTTTCGTCGTTTGCGACTATTTTTTTGCGGTTTGTTAACGAGGCCTACCGCACCTCGGCATGCACCTTGGGTTTCGCGAATCCCGTCGAATCCAGAATCAGCCCCAGAAGTGTGGAAAAGAGTATAACAGATTTATGACGTAGCGCGCTAGTCCATATCGCGATGACTTCCGCATTGCATCGGGGGATAAAAAATAAGCAAATACTAACGACGAGAGAGAGTTGAAGAAGATATTATTATTATCCTGATAACCCTGAGGTTTAAAAGGTTATAAATTTGCGTTAAATATATCATACAGTAAATCATCTGAATATTTATTGTGCGCATTGAATTAGCTGTGCATATATTAATTTAAGCGAGGCTTAATTCTGGTGCACATACTTTAATAATATATTCTGTATCAAGAAATTTATTAGAGATTTGTGAAGTTGATATTTGCCTAAATTCGTTGCGTTGTTTATATATCATGATAACCCTTCGCTTTACTTTAGTGGCTAAAACTATGTAAATAAACTAAAAACAATAAGTTATGTAATTTGTTTTCACTTATAGCACAGCTGTCAATTATCGCCAGTTTTTTAACTGGTGGTTCTCTCTGCGCGTAAATAAATGCTGGTACGGCGTTTAAAAACTATATTAGTTTCCGAGGTAAAATATGGCCCCGCAAAATCAACTTCCTGGATCGGTAGAAGTAATAAATCAAAAAACAGGCGACGTCGTAATCCAATACGCAAAGAGTGCCGACCGCGTTGTTAATCTTACAGAAACCAGTATCGTTCGTATTAACGCTTCCCCTGATACAGTTAATTTTTACGAACGAGAAGGTAACGATCTTATTGTCCATATGAAAGATGGGACAACGGTGCGTTACCAAAGCTTTTTTACCCTTAATAGCGATGGATTACACAGCGAACTGATTTTTGAAGACCAACTCGGAACACAGCACGCCGTCTTCCCTTACGCCGCCGATGCAGGGCCATTAGCCGCTGAACCTATTGTGCCAACCTACAGTGAAGCGGCTCTGGGCTCGCTGGTGGGCAGTGGCGGGATTTCGGCACTCGGCGTGCTGGGCGGCATCGCCGCCGCAGCGGGCATTGCGGGCGTGGCTGCTGCGGCAAGCGGCGGAGGCGGTGGTGGCGGTCACAGTGACGACGGTAATAGTAACGGCGGCGGTGATAGCGGTGGCGGAAACAGTGGCGGGGGCGATAACGACGGCGGTGGAAACAGCGGTGGCGGTGATAACGGTGGAGGCGATAACGGCGGAGGCGATAATGGCGGTGAAACGCCGGAACTTCCCGAAACCCCGGTACTGCGCATTGCGACATTTGCAGCCGATAACGTTGTTAACCTTGCAGAAAGCGATACCGCCCAGTTAATGAGCGGCTGGACGCAGCCCGAATTCGCTGGCAGTACGCTAACGATTTCACATAATGGACAAACCTGGACCACCACGGTCAATAGCGACGGCAGCTGGGGCATGTGGTTCCAGCCCGCCACGCTGCAAACCTTCTCCCAGGGCCTGCATGTGATGCGCTTTGCGCTGACCACTAAGCAAGGCGTCACCGTCACCGAGGATCAGGGGATCACCTTCAAAACTATCCCTCCGGTACTGGAGCTCACTGATTTTGCGCCAGGCAATATTGTCGATGAAGAGCAGCACCTCGCCGATAAAATTGTCCGTGGTTATGCGAGCCAGCAAGATGCCGGAAGCACCATTTTTGTCACACTCAATGATAAAACCTACACCGCGCTGGTAAATGATAACGGCGCCTGGCAGCTGATTATTCCGGCGGCGGATATGGCGCTGTTACAGGATGGGCAAACCTACACCATCAACTACCGCGCCGTTGATAGCGCCGGGAACATCACCGAAGAAGAAAGAACCTTTACCACCAACTTTACCCAACCCGATATCAATGTCGATCCGGTAACCAGCGATAACATTATCAACAGTGCCGAAGTGCTGGTTAACCAGACCCTTTCCGGGCAGACCTATAACGTGCCCGCGGGCCAGCTGGTCACTATCACGCTAAACGGTAAGACCTACTACGCCGAAGTGCTGGGCGATGGCACGTGGAAAACGGTGCTTCCGGCGGGCGATTTACAGGCGCTGGGCCAGGGGAACAATGTTTTAACTGTTTCTGTTACCGACAGCGATGGCGATAGCGTGGTGAAAGAGGTGAATATCGATGTTGATGCCACGCAACCGGGCATCGCCATCGCCATTCTCTCCACCGATGATTACATCAACGCTAACGAGGCGCAGAATGCGCTGGAAGTGCGCGGCGTCACAACCGTCACCGGCGAAGGCGTGCAGGTTATCGTCACGGTGAATGGTAAAAATTACACCGCAACGGTGGATGAGGCTGGCCGCTGGAGCGCCATTATTCCTTCTGAAGATCTGCTGGCTTTATCCGATGGGCCGAATGTGATCACCGCGACCGTTACCGTGGGTGAGCAGAGCGCCCAGGATGAGCACACCGTGAATGTGCAGGTTCACCATCTACCGGAACCGGTAATGGATACACCGTTTGGCGACGGTTATTTGAACGCAGCAGAAAAAAGCCAGGACCAGGTACTGAGCGGCAATACCGGCCTGACCAGCATCGGGCAAAAAGTCTCGGTGCAGGTCGGCGGTAAAACTTACCAGACGACCGTTGATAACGACGGCAGCTGGAGCGTTACCATTCCTGCCGGCGATCTGCAAAATATCCCGGATGGCTTGTTAATCGTTACGGTCAACGCCAGCGATGCTTCCGGCAACAGCGCAACGCTCAATGAAAACGTCACCGTGGATACGGTGCCGCCCGCCCTGACAGTGCTGCCGCTGACCAGCGATGGCAAGCTCAATGCCGCAGAGCTGGGCCAGGATCAGACGCTGGTGGGGATCAGCGCCGTCAGCGAGCAGGGGCAGACCGTCACCATTACCTTAAACGGCCAGAACTACACCACAACCGTTGGCAGCGACGGCAACTGGCAGCTCACGCTACCCGCGGGCGATCTTGCGCAGCTGCAAACCGGCGACTATCCGCTTACGGTGACGCTTACGGATGCGGCAGGCAACAGCCAGCAAACCACCCAAACGATCGGCGTCAAAACCACACCGCTGGAGATTGGCGTGCAGGCGCTGACGGACGGTAATACGCTGGATGCGGCAGAAATCAAAGTCGATCAGATCCTGCACGGCACATCGAACGCCGAAGCGGGCAGTATCGTGCTGGTAACGCTTGGCAGCACCACTTATCAAGGCGTGACGGATGTGCAGGGCAACTGGCAGGTCACGCTCCCCGCCGTTGATTTACAAAAACTGTCCGACGGTAGCCAGAGCCTGACCGTCAGCATTACCGATGCTTATGGTCAGACGCAAACCATTGAGTCCGGTTTTGCTGTGGATAAAACCGCCGATGCCGTGGCGATCAGCATTGTCTCGGGCGATGACTACCTTAACTACGACGAATCGCAAAACGCGTTAACCATTCAGGGGAACAGCGCAGGGCTGCCGCCGGGCACCGTGGTAACGGTTTCGCTCAATGGCAAAACCTATGAGGCCACCATTCAGGTGGGCGGCGGCTGGCAAACCACCGTTTCTCCGGCCGATTTAGCCGCGCTAGCCGATGGCATGCACACCATTACGGCAACGGCGAGCAGCGGCAGCAACACGGTGGTGGATAGTCATAACTTCACCTCTGCCATCCAGACCCTGCCGAACGTAACGACAAACCCGGCCTTTGTCGATGGCGTGGTCAACGACGCGGAATCCACCCAGAGCCAGACGATTACCGGCAGCACAGGCGTCACCGGTGCCGGGCAGACCGTCGTCGCCACGCTTGATGGCCAGCAATATACCGGCACGGTCGATAACAACGGCAACTGGGCCGTGACGATACCGCAGGGAGCGATGGAAGGACTTAACGAGGGTAGCAATACGATAAGCGTTGTGGTCACGGACGTCGCCGGAAACAGCGCCAATAACGATATCAACTTTAGTGTCGATAAAACGCCGCCGACGCTTTCCGTTACGCCGCTTAATGGTAACGATGTGCTGAACGGCAACGATGTCAGCAACGGAGTCACTCTGGGCGGCGCCACGTCTGCCGACGCCGCGACTGTGGTGGTGACCATCAACGGCCAGGATTATAACGCGACGGTGACGGACGGTAGCTGGAGCGTTGCGCTGGACGCTGCTGCGCTCGGCGCGCTGCCAAATGGAGTCAGTTCTTACACCGTTACAGCAACGGATAGCGCAGGCAACGTCACCACTACCATTCGCACCGTGACGCTGGATAGCGCCGCGCCGAATGTGGTGATGAACCCGGTCACCGTTGATAATATCCTTGACATCGCGGAGCTGAATGCGGGTTTTAGCCTGAGCGGCAGCACCGTGCCCGCAGAGCCGGGGGCGACGGTCTCGGTAGTGATAAATGGCGCCACATTAACCGGCGAAGTGGCCGCCGACGGCAGCTGGAGTGTTCCTGTCGAACCGGGCGTTGTTGCTGGTCTGGCAAATGGCACTTACTCGGTTACGGCGACGGTGACGGATAGCGCAGGTAACGTCTCTGCGCCGGTGACCAACAACTTTACCGTTGATACTACCGCCAGCGCGATAGCCATCAATCCAGTCGAATCTGACGATAAAATCAGCGCGGCGGATATCGCCGACGGCCTGATTATCAACGGTTCCTCGGCGCGCATTCCTGAAGGCAATGTGGTCACCATTACGCTCAATGGCGTGCAGTACACCACGACGGTTAATGCCAGCGGTTTCTGGCAATTTACCCTGAGCAATGCGGATGCGGCAAATATCGCCGATGGCAGCGCGACGCTGACCGTCTCGGCGCTCGATGTGGACGGGAAACCTGTCTCCGGCGAGCACAGCTTCACCATCATCACCCATACGCTGCCTGCGCCTTCCATCAACGCCCCCTTTAGCGACGGTATTGTCAACGCAGCGGAAGCGGCGGCGGGCGGCAACCTGAACGGTAACACCGGCGTTCAGGGGGCCGGGCAGGTTGTCACGGTGAGAGTCGATAACGGTGCGCTACTGACCGCAACCGTGGATGCCAACGGCAACTGGACGCTACCGCTGACGCCTGCGCAACTTGGCGCGCTTGGCGAAGGCAGCCATACGGTCACCGTCACGGCAAGCGATGCGGCGGGCAACCAGAGCACCGTCACTACGCCTTTAACCCTCGACACCACTGCGCCAGCTTTCACCATCGATTCGGTAACGGCCGACAACATTATCAATACGGCGGAAGCGGCGTCGGCGATCACCATCTCCGGTACAGCGACGTATGATGCGAATTCACCGCAGAGCATCACCGTGCTGGTCAACGGGCAGAACTACGATGCGCTTGTGCAGCCGGGCGGCACCTGGAGTATCACCATGCCTGCCGGCGCGCTGGCCGGTGTGCCGGATGGCCCGGTCGCGGTTAAAGTGACCGTCACGGATGCGGCGGGCAACAGCAGCAGCCAAACCACCAGCGTGACGCTTGACGCTTCTGCGGCCAATGCGCCGCAAATCCAGGTCAATACGCTCTCCGGCGATAATTTTGTCAACGCGCAGGAGGCGAACGCGCCGCTGACGATTAGCGGCACGACGACCAATGTCGAGAGCGGGCAGCAAGTCACCGTGACCTTAAACGGTAAAGAGTACACCGCAACCGTTGGCAGCGGCGGCAGCTGGAGCGTCGATATTCCGGCAACCGATCTGGCGACGGTGCCGGATGGCGCGCAGACCATTTCGGTGAATGTCACCGATGCGGCCGGGAACCAGACCACAACTTCCCACAACGTCACCTTTATTGCTCAGGAGTCTTCCCAGCCCGCGCTGACCATCGACACTATCGCCCAGGACGATGTTATCAATGCGATAGAGCATAACCAGTCGCTGGATATTAGCGGCTCCTCATCGCGCCTCGGCGCGGGCGTAGTGGTGACGGTGCTGTTTAATAACAAGAGCTATACGGCAAGCGTTGATACCAGCGGTAACTGGAAAATTACCGTTCCTCAGGCCGATGTGCAGGCGCTGGCGGACTCCGCCACGCCATATGTGGTGACGGTCACCGCCAGCGATGCTGCGCAAAACATCGCCAACGCGACGCATAATGTTACCGTGGATACCAGCGCGCCGGCGCTGACCGTCGATTTAGCCGGTTCGTTCCTGGACGATTCGCGCGTCAATATCCTCGAAGCGGCAGTCGATCAGGAACTCAGCGGGTCGGCGCAGCCTGGCGCCACGATTGTGCTCGATATGAATGGCAGCACCGTCACCACCGTTGCCGACGAAAATGGCGCGTGGACGATGACCATTCCGGCGGCCGATCTGCAAGCGCTGCCGCAGGGCAGCTCGCAAATCACCCTCAGCACCACGGATGCGCAGGGCAACACCAACGCGCAGCCGCTGGACATTAATGTGAAATCCAGCGATGGCCCGTCCATTACCCTTAACCCGATGTTTGGCGACAATATCGTCAGCAGCGCGGAAGCGGCGGCTGGCACCACGCTTACCGGGAGCGCTAACGGGCTGGCGAATGGCACGCAGGTGACGGTAAACATTAACGGCATTGATTTTACCGGCACCGTTACCGGCACCAGCTGGTCGGTCGATATTCCGGCGGGTGCGCTGACCACCAGCGGGCTGGCTAACGTGACGGTGAGCGCGCAGGATGAATGGGGCAACCCGGCTGAGGTGAACGCTGACCTTGATCTGGTCCTCACGCCGCCGACCGCCGCGCTGACCTCGCCGCTGTTTGGCAGCGATGACATCTTAAACCAGGCCGAAGCCAACGCCGGAGCGCAGCTAAGCGGTTCTACCGGCCAGGCGGGGCCGGGGCAAACGGTCAAAATCATCCTTGATAACTCACAAGAATATACCGGAGTCGTTGATGTAAACGGCAACTGGACGGTTTCGTTAACGCCTGGCCAGCTAAACGCTATCACCGACGGCGCGCATACGGTGCGCGTCTCGGTGACCGACCGGGCGGGTAATACTTCTGTGTCGGCGGATACCGCGATTACCGTCAGCACCGATCCGCTGCCGGTACCGCAACTCGACACGCCATTTGGCGACGGAATTCTCAGCGCGCAAGAAGCCGCCAGCCCGCAAACCATTGGCGGGCAGACCGGACTGGCGGCAAGCCAGATAGGTTCGGTAACGGTAAGCCTCGATAACGGAACGTCCGTCCAGGCGACGGTTAACCCGGACGGCAGCTGGTCTTTACCGCTCGATAGCGCCACTTTGCAGGCGCTGCCGGATGGCGTGCTGCCGGTTAAAGTGACCGTTATTGATGTCGCCGGAAACCAGGTCACGGGCACGGGCAGCTTTGAAGCGATTGTTAACAACCTGCCGCAGGCCAACTTTAACCCGCCGTTTGGCGACGGGGTGATTAACTTTAATGAGACTCAGAGCGATCAGCAGCTCACGGGTAACACCGGCGTGCGCGGGACCGGGCAGACGGTAACGGTAACGCTGGGCGACCAGACTTATACCGGCACGGTGGGCGAAAATGGCGACTGGACGGTTACCGTACCGAAAGCGGATTTGGGCGCGCTGGCGAATAATTCCACTGTTGATTTTAGCGTAACGGTTACCGACCGCGCGGGGAACACCGCCACCACCGATCCGGCAACCACACCGGATATCGCCGTGCATACCAGCCTGCCGGTGCCGACCGTGAATGAGCCGTTCGGTGACGGCATCGTCAACAGTAGCGAGGCTGCCCGTGAGGTAACGCTCAGCGGATCTACCGGGGTGACCGGCGCGGATCAGTATGTGACGGTGAAAATTGATATCGACGGCGTTACCTATACCGCGGATGTGGATGCCAGCGGCGCCTGGTCAGTGACATTACCGGCCGGCACGCTGCAATCCCTCGCGCCGGGCGCGCACCAGATTACGGTCTACGCCGAAGATCGGTACGGCAACAGCAGCGTCGGCACCGAGGACTATATTGTCGCGCTCACGCCGCCTGCGGTGACGATCACCACCCCGGTCTTTGGCGATGGTTTAGTCGGCATTGATGAAGCGGCCAACGGCACCGAGCTGAGAGGCACTTTCTCGTCGGCTTATCCGAACGGAGCGACCGTGACGGTGACCATTGGCGACAGAACCTTTGATGCCACGGTTAACGGTACCCAGTGGACGCTGCCGGTAAGCGCCAGCGACTGGGCGAGCATTACCGCGCGCGGGCAGCAAAGCGTGGTGGTAACGGTACTGGACGGCGCAGGCAACAGCAATACGGCGAGCGCGCCGGTAACGCTACTGCTGGATGCGCCGACCGTTAGCGTGACGCTTCCCTTTGCCAATGACAACACCCTGGACTATGCAGAAAGCCTGACCAGCCAGACCATCTCCGGTACCTCTACCCATTTGCAGGCTGGCGATACCATTCAGGTGAGCTTTAACGGCACCACGTCGTTTACCACCACGGTGCAATCTGATGGCTCCTGGTCGCTGCAATTAACGCCGGAGCAGATGGCGACGCTTGAGACCGGGCCGATTACCGTGACCGGCGTCGATCGGGCGGGCAATACCGGCACCGCCAGCAATGCCGGCGATCTGACCGTCGATCTGACGCCGCCGCCGCAGGCGGTGAATATGGCTCTGGTGGCGGGAGACAACTACGTCAATGGCGGCGAATTTGTCGATGGCAACCTGCGCCTGACCGGCAACGCCTATAACATCCCGGCAGGCACTACGCTCACCATCACCGGCGGCGATATCACCTTTGGCACCGCTACCGTCAACCCGGACGGAAGCTGGAATATTGATATCCCGCGCGCCTCGCTGCCGGACGGTGAATATACCTTTACCGTAGGCCTGCCTGGTTCGCCGGAGGCGACGGCTTCGCAGACGGTGATCATTGATACCGCCGCGCCAACGCTGACCCTGAATCCATTTACCGATGACAACCTGGTCAACGCGGAAGAAATTAGCGCCGCCCAGACAATCAGCGGCACCTCGGATGCCGTTGGCAGCCAGGTCAGCGTAGTGCTCAACGGTAAAACCTACTACGCGCTGGTGCAGGCGGGCGGTAACTGGTCGGTCGATGTGCCGCAGTCTGATATGGCGGCGCTCGGCAACGGCGACTACACCATTAGCGCATCCATTCGCGATGCGGCGGGTAACCAGACCAGCGCGTCGGAAACCTTTAATGTCGATGCCGCCGACCCGCTGTTGCAGGTCGATACGCTCAGCCTTCCGGCGGTGCTCAACACCGTCAGCGCAGTAGATGGATTGCTGGTGCAAGGGCAGGGGGAACCGGGCAACACGGTCAGCATCAATATTGGGCCGCTCTCCTGGTCCGGCACGGTCGATGCCAACGGCAACTGGAGCTATCGCTTCCCGCAGCTGGAACTGGAATCGCTGTTTGATGGTCCGCAGGTGATCAGCATCACCTCAACGGATGAGGCAGGCAACGTCTCGAACAACAGCGTGTCGCTCAATGTGGCGCTGAATAAGGGACTGGGCGTCGTTATCGACCAGGTGTTCAACGATGGCGTCCTTAACGTAGCGGAATCGCTGGTGACCCAGGTGCTTACCGGGCGTGTCGATGGTGATTATCGCGGCGCGAAAGTTTCGCTCACCGTGATTGGCACGGACTTCACCATTAACGATCTGTTGATTGGCGCCGACGGTTCTTACTCCTTCTCGCTGCCGCCCTCTATCTGGGCCGGGCTGATGACCGATACGCTGCAGCTGCGCGTTGATGTGGTGGATGCCAACGGCAACACCACTTATAAGACTGTCGACGTGGGTCTGGCGCTCAGCGATCTGCCGGTGGTCGGCGACGTGCTGGTGGCCGGAGATAACGTTATCAACCTGGTGGAAAGTACCGTCAACCAGACCATTTCCGGTACGGTCAGCAATGCGGCGGATGTCACCTCGGTAATAGTGAACTTTGGCGGCCAGGCTATCCGGGCGACCGTGGATGCATTAGGGAACTGGACGGCGGATCTGCCGGGCGCGGTGCTGGGTACCCTGCCGGATGGCACGGTCGATGTCGGGATCGCGGTCACGGATAAATACGGCAACGTTGTTAACTCCAACGCCAGCTTTAACGTGGTCAGCCATAACCTGCCGTCTATCTCCCTCGATCCGCTGTTTGGCGATGGCGTGCTGAGCATTCCGGAACTGGCCAACGCGCTGCTAAGCGGCACGGCCACTAACCTGGCCGGACGCACGCTCACTATTCAGATTGGCGATGCGACCGCCTTTACCACCAACGTGGATAACAACGGACGCTGGTCGGTGAACCTGCCGGATGCGGTGAAAGCTTTGCTGCAAGGCGTGGGCAGCGGCAGCGAGTCGGTGACCATCACCGCCAGCGATCAGTACGGTAACGTGGCGACGCAGACCGGCTCTGTCAAACTCGATCTGCTGGCCCCGGTGGTCAGTAATGTCGTGGCCTTTGGCGATGGTTTGCTGAACCTGGCAGACTCTCTGGTTAACCAGACCATTACCGGCGTGGCAACCAATGCGCCGCAGGGATCGACGGTGCAGGTGGAACTGGGCGGCCAGGTGTTCAATGGCCTGGTGGCGGCCGACGGATCGTTTACTATCGGTCTGACGCCAGCCCTGCTGGGAACGCTGGCGGATGGTACCTTTACGCCGCAAATTACCATCACCACACCGGACGGTAACACCGCTACCGGCACAGCTCCTGCGGTCACTATCGGCGTGAAAAATCTGCCAACGGTGGCGATCACCTCGCTATTTGGTAATGATGGCTACCTTAACCAGACCGAAGCACTGGCGGCGCAAACTATCTCAGGTACGGTCAGCGGCCTCACCTCCGGTAAGGTTGCGGTGACCATTGGCACACAAACTTACCAGGCGGATATCGTCAACGGTAGCTGGTCGCTGCCGCTCTCAGCGGGGATCTTATCGCAGATTGCGGATGGCGCGCTGAATGTGACCGCTTCTGTTACCGATGCGGTGGGTAACGTCGCCACGGGCAACAAAGTGGTCAACGCGATTGTCCAGGCGGTACCGTCTATTGGCTTTAACACGCTGTTTGGCAATGGCATCCTCGATCTCAACGATCTGTTAACCAACCCGATTCTCTCCGGTACCAGCAGTAACCTGGCGGTGGGGACGCAGATCGCGGTGAAAGTGGGGGCCTTGACGTACAACACCACGGTCGGGGCAAACGGCGCCTGGCAGCTGGCGATCCCGGCGCTTTCCCTGCAAGGTTTGCAGGATGGCACCAACGTCCTGCAAGTCTCGGCGAGCGCAACGGATGTAGCGGGTAACGTCGCGACGATTACGCAAAATGCCAGCGTGGCGATCCAGGCGGCGCCGTCGGTGCTGATCACCTCCCTGTTTGGCGATGGCGGCCTGAACCTGGCGGATATTGCCAGCGTGCAGACCATCTCCGGCACCAGCCAGAATGCCGCAGGCTCGCAGCTCACCGTA